ATGCCTAAAAAAAAATTTTCTTCTAAGAACAGACAGACGGCAATCAATGAGATTGTCGGTTGGAAGACTCCGAAGTTTCATCAGGCTTCGGAATGTTATGTATCTCTATCAGCCTTTGACCCCACGAGGGGTAAGTTTCACATCAAGAAGTTTATGCTTGACCATATCAAGGGCAAGCGTAACCAACGGGTATATGGAGAGGCACTTATCAAGAGGCTCACGGAGAAGCTGATGCAGGGATGGAATCCTTGGGTGGAGATGGTGCAGCCTCTTGAATACTCCTCTTTCGATGATGTGTGCAAGAAGTATGAGGATTACTTGCTTAAGCTGCTCAAGGAGCATAATATGAGAGAAGAATCCGTAATATCCTACACCAGTAGAATAAGAGTGCTGAAGGAATGGAAGGAGAAGCAGAAAATCAACCTGTTCTATACTTATCAATTCGACAGTCGCCTGGTTGGGCAGTTTCTTGACTATGTATTCGTGGATAGGAACAACACCATCCGCACCAGGAACAACTACCTTTCCTGGTTAAAAACTTTCTGCAAGTATCTCCTTGAGCGAGGGTATATCCCGACTGATCCTACGGAGAGTTATTCCATCGTCCAGCGTAGAGGGCAACTCAAGAACAGGGATGTGATACCCGACGAGGTTCTTGCAGAGTTGAAAAGCTGGCTGATGGTGCATAACAGGCATTATCTGCTGGCGTGCTATATCCTGCATTACCTGTTTGTACGACCGAAGGAAATGAGCTATCTGAAGATAGGCGACTTCAATATCAAGAAGAAGACTTTGTTCCTGCACGGGGCAAATACCAAGAACCATAATGATGCATTGCTCACTATGCCTGACCACGTGATGAAGCTGATGATAGACCTTCATGTGTTCAACAGCCCGGGGAACTACTATCTATTCAGTGATGACTTTGCCCCAGGACCCAAGCGTAAGAGTGAAAAATGCTTCAGGGATTATTGGGGGCGTGAGCTGCGCAAGAACCTGAACCTTACTGACCGATATAAGTTCTATTCACTAAAAGATACGGGTATTACCAATATGCTTCGAGCCAACACGGATATCCTGACTGTGAGGGACCAGGCACGCCACTCCTCGATATTGGTAACGGACATATACACCCCGAAAGATATTCAGGAAGCTAACAAATTACTGCTAAATTACAAGGGGGTGCTTTGATATTCTTCAAAAATAGACAGTAGGAACGCCCGTATAGGCTTCCTACTGTCCATCTTTCCTACAATTTGCCCTTATATATATAAGGTGAAATCAATTGAGTCTTTTTCTTTCCAGCCTGTGGCAACGGTCTGCATTATGAAGTTCACGAATTTTGTATAAAAGTCCGTAAGTTCATCAAGGGTATTGAATGTGACATAGTACGGAAGATCGTCCGTACCAAACTTGAATGCTATCGGAAGATTAGAACCATTCGTCTGTATCGCAAGGTCGTAGCACGCCTTGTAATTGAACTGATTTTCGTGAGATAGCCACACAGATTTTCCGAGGTAAGTGAAATCGGATAGAATCCTCTCTTCCACACGCTCGTTTATCCAACCGAAGATCAGAGCCTTGATAGTTTCAATACTTGGCTTACCCGAGAACTCCTCCTCCATGTAGGAGGTTTCACCATCGGTGGTCTGCACATCCCAACGCACTCTCCATTTGTCTTGCACAGGGTTCACGCACTCTATAAGGCGTACCCCTGAAGAACCTTGAACTCTTTTCATACTTATTCTTTTTATGTGAATATATAATGTCCGAAGCCGTTGGAGTCATCCCACCCAATCGTTATGGGCATCGAGGGAAGTTTGTTTGCCTTCTCAAGGCACTCAAGGTCATATTCCATTTCCTTGTCGTCGGTGAAATACTTTTTAAGGACACCTCCGTCATCAACGGATACGAGCCATCGCATTCCATTCTCTGTCTTGATGTCCCGTTCAAAGTCAAGTATCGTAACCGTCTTGTTCAACAAAGTCCTAAGCGACACGCAAGGGCCTCTAAATCTCTTCTTGCCGTCCTTAACAAAGGGGGCTTGCTTGTTCTTGAAGTCTTTAAAAGATTCTTCCATGTTCTTTCCAGTTAATATTTGAAATAAATGTTTACTGTTTGAATGTTTCGCCATTCCATAGAAACTTGCAATCACTTCCTTGCGCCTTTTCCTGCTTTTGACTTCGTGCAGCTTCCTTGCGCAGTTTTTCTTGACACGCTTCCTAATCCTGACATGGTCAGGGTATACTACATATCCGAGCATATCTATTCCTTCTGTGATGGGATATACTCTCTCGTTAGGCTTAACGGTCAGATGGATTGTGTTCATCCGCTGATGAATAAGGTTTCTGATTTGCCAAAGATATTCCTTGCTGTGGGAGAGAACAAGCCCATCATCGCAGTATCGATAGAAATAACGCACACCCAGTTCGTCCTTGAGATAGTGGTCGAGATGAACGGAGAGGAGCAGGTTCGCTAAACTTTGGGAACTCCTCCTGCCTTTTACAAGTCCCTCATGGGAGTATACGCAGCTCGAAAGAATATCTATCAGCCTTTTGTCTTTGAATAAATGCCTGACACATGACATGATGAAGTCGCCTTCTATCATGTCATAGAAAGATTTTAGGTCGAATTGGTAGGCATATCGTGTACCCTCAGGGTTTTCAGCTATATCTCTTCGCATATATAGGGAGAGATCGTGCATCCCTCTTTTCTTTATGCTGGCTGCGGTAGTTCTTATATAGCGGTTTCTTATATGCCTATCGACAACCCTCATAACCGCATTCTCGGCAATTCGGAGCGTCATATCATATATGGCTATCCTCCTATCCTTACCGCCCTCACGAACGGTGATGAAATAACACTTGGCTTTGGGTAGATGCCCTTTGAGGATACCGTCAGAAAGTCTCTGAATGACCTTCTCCCTATGCGCAAGAAGGTAGCGTCCCTCGGCACACTTCTTTCTTGCAGTGCCTCTAAGGACTTCATCAAAAGCGTCGGACATATTGCTATAGTCGACGATTTCCTCGATAATGTACCCTTCTCTTATCGCCATTGCTTTATGAATAAGGCTCTGAAGCCTTCAATCCTTGGGCCTGACTTCTTCGAACCGTTCGGCCTACCGAACTCTACCCATCCTGTTTATGTTCCGCCTTTCCACCATAGGGTGCTGTTGGCGAGGCTCATTCCCCTCGGCTCAGCTTTGAGGACACGTCCTCTTTGTCGTATGCCGATTGTTATATTAATGATTGTTGTTCAGACGCGACCCGACGTTCGACCACGAACCCGAGGCATCGTTGTTCGCATTCGAGTACGCAACGCCACCGTTCGCGTTCGCATTGTTGTAACCACGGAAGACCACACGGGACTTTGGGGAAATCCGCCTTTATGAGTGCAAAATTAGTAAAAAATTGGCAGAGCGAGTAATCCCCGGGGATATATCCCCCGAAAATCGCTCGCTCCGCTCGTTGGGAGTCGCTTCGCGACACGCTTTACGTTTTCGCTTACGCCACCTCGGTTATCGCTTTGAATATCGCTACGCTCTTCGCTTTGACGAGTCGCCCTCTGAAGGCCAGACGCGACCCGACGTACGACCACGAACCCGAGGCATCGTAGCTCGCATTCGAGTACGCAACGCCACCGCTCGCGCTCGCATAGTAGTAACCACGGAAGACCACACGGGACGCAGCTCCGCTGAATTCAAAGCGGTCGCAATAGAATGTGGAGGAGCTGCCGCTTGCGCCACCTGCGGGGATTATGTCCATATACTTACCATGGACAACAGCGGTAATCCAAAGACCGGTCGTGGCACCTTGCACCTTACGGGTAGTGCCGTCGGGCATCTCTATATACCAAACTCCTTGCTCCCCACTGCCGTTGGGAACTCCGACCTTATCCATCATGTCCCATTTATGGCCATAGACATCCTCATAGCCGAGGCAGTTGGTGTTGTTCAAACGGACGAATGAACCTAAGCCGTCGTTCGTCTTGACCTCATAGAACGCCAATGAATTATTGCCGTCAACTCCGCCTATGGTGTTTCCGTCTGTATTAACGGTGTCCTGCATACCGATTTCTGCCGTTCCGCCAGTCTTTCGCGATTCGCTATGCTGACCAGCTCCGCACTGAGACTGGGAGTCTCGACGGCCATAACCAGTGAAGAAGAGATTGGCTATGTCCCTGTGCATCTCATAATCAATCTGTTGCATACCGCGCTGCTCGCTGTAGAAATGGAAGTCCGTCCAAGAGAGGTTACCTGTGGTAGAGCCACCCGAGACGCAGCTTCTGAGCTTGCTGCCGATGACGGTACTGCCAAACACGGCGGTTAAGCATTCCTGATGTTCTACCCAGTCGGGTTCCATATCGAGGATATTGTCGCTGTTGCTCAGGACAACGCAGTCGAAAGGTGCGGTCTGCTTGATCGTGAAGTAGAGATTGACTGCATCTGAAGGAATGTCGTCGATAAGGTACATACCTGGATTGAACTTATTGGTCAATGTAGGTACGACGATGCTCTTGAGTACCTTGCCGTCAGCGTTTGTAAACACAGACCCCACTAACGATGCTCCAGGAACGGTCGGGAATCTGACTTTCTTATAGCCGGACACCTGGACACGGCAAGTGGAATAGTTGCCGTCAGTGGCATAGGCTTCGGTAATACTTGGCTTTCCCGACATAACCTTATAACCCTTGCGTAAGTCTCCTCCTCCCTGAATATCGTCGAACGTGAGGACGGTTGCCTTCGGGCGTGGTGGCATCTGCTCGTTGGAACTATAGCATGACCAGTGCTTGTTGTTCAAGAAGTCATTGACACCCTTGAACCAGTAATGTGGCTCATACATCATCACATCTCCTTCTGTAGAGTCGAGCTTGGCAGCACTGCAACCACTCACATTCTCTGCATCGGCATAGAAGTTCGAATTGCTGTCATGTAAGGGGAAGTATGTCATCACCTTTCCCTTATCCGTCATCTTAGCAAGAACTCTATGACGCATCTTGGCGATGCGGAGTCTGTGTCCGCTCATAGCAAAGGCATTGCCGAATTTGTAGCCCGTCTTGTTGTCAAGGTTGCTTACGTTCCTGTCATCAGAAACAGAATCATCAAACTCGAAGGTGGTGTAATCGGGTTGATGGATATTCAGGTTCGGATAGATGACCTTGTACTGCTCGTACTGCTCATCAGCGATATAGGCCGTCAGGTAGATATCCCCGATAAGCTGGCAGGTACTTACGGCGTTACCCTCGGCATCGACACCCTTGTAGTGCTTGTATTTCTCAAGGAACGAGCCGTCATCGGTGATATTGACTCCCTCTATCCTCAATCGGGTAACGTTCGTACAACGGCTTAGCAATTCCTGCCAGTCAAGTTTGGGGCAGCTGGCGAAAATCATCGTAGTGACATTGTCGTACCCTTGAATGTTCAGGTGTTCCATATCGAGCAGGGGCAGGTAGCGCAGCTTCAGGGTCGTGAGGGTCTCGGGAAGAACCAAGTCCTCCACAGGTGCGCCGTCGGCAAGCACTATACCCTGAACCCTTGTTCCGCCGAGACGAAGAATGCGGATACGCGTCTGGCCGCTGACATCGAACTCCGTGCTGGAACTTGTGCCCGTCTTCACGCCCTGCTGGTTGGTACAGTCGATGACCTCTATCTTCTGACAGCTCTCGAAGTTGAACCACCATGACTGCGAGCATGGCCTGTCGCTGTGTGCGTCAATCTCCTTGAGGACGAGAGCCTTGTTCAAGTTCACGCCGTTCTGCACGGAGGCGGCCACACCCGACAGGTCGAGTTTCTCTATTCGGCTTGCCCCGTATAGGTCCACTGGGTCATTGACGGTAATCTGACCGGTAAACTCAAGGGATACGGTCTCTCCCGTATCGGCTTTCTTTGTATCAGTATGGCTACCGTTCTTGGTGTTCCAGTCGAAGTAATAGATACTATTGGCAGTAATCCTGATGTGTCCTGTCGGGTCGCTGGCAAGACGGCTGATGTACATCTCCACGTTGTCATCCTTGTAACTGTCGCAGCCGTAGTAGGCATCAAGGAGAGAAAAACGCTTCTTGATGATATTGACACGGTGAGCATAGTTCGTGCCGTCCAACGCATAGATGTACGGATAGGTAACGCCGTCAGTCTCAACGCCATCCTTTATCACCTTTACGCCCTTGGTGGCAGGGATGATGTACTTGAACTCTCCGCTCTTGTTGTAGGCACGCGCACACCAGTTACCCATCTGCTTGACATTCCACATCTCAAACTCTCTCTCGTTGGTCAGGAAGCCACGCATCTTCTTGGCCATGGCACGAAGCTCGTCGCTGAAGTTGGCAAGAAGCAGGCACCAAAGCCATGAGTTATGTCCCTCGAAGGCATACTTGCTCTTATCGGCATCCCAAGTCTCACGGCTGAGTGTGTAGAGGTACTTGAGGAATGAGTCGTTACGCTTGCCGAAGGCACAGTCGCCGTCATAATACTTCATATACCAGTGTATCAAGTCCCACGAGCGCATGATGATGTTTTTCACGCGCTGGTCTACGCTCATATGGTAATCAGTCCACAAATAGTAGCCAAGCAGATGCTCTACGGGGAAGTACTGGTATAATTCGGCCTTGAACTTATCACTCTTAAAAAGAGAGATGTTCTTGTAGTCTGTCCTGGAGAGGTCGAGCCCGTTCTTCTTCACACACTCCTGCACGCAGTCGTATATCCAGCCGAAGAGTCGTAGCAGGGATTTCTGTGTGCCTGGTACCTTGTTGTCGATGGTACTCCAGTTGAAATCCTCGGGGAAGTTGAACTCCAAGGCATCGTCGAACTCCGTCTGCATCTGCCTGAGCAACTCACTGCTGTCGGCAGAACCTGCGGACTGGAATTGCCCGGGGCGACTACCATTGTTAAGGAACTCCAGTGCCACGGACTTACTGGTGTCAAATCCCGACACGTTGGAATGACCGAACAAATCGCCACTCTTGGATTTATCGTTGTTGAAGTTGTATTGCCCGTAGTATTCGATGCTGCCGTCTTCGGACTCGGAGCTGAACACGTCCACGGGGAAGCCGTCAATAGCCTGACGGACACGTTTGTCGTGTTCCTGCGGAGGAGTGAGCAACCCGAGTGAGCGCATCATCTCATCGAACAGACGCGCTCCTCCCGTGTTCATCGTCATAGATGAGTCGGAATAGTCCGCCTTCAAGCATATCAAGGAAGATAATATGCCTTCAGGGACTATCGGCCAGCCCTTGAAGTCCTCTACGAGATACCATGTCCCCTCCTTGGTACGGCGAGAGATCTTGACAGTACCAGGCTTAAGCAGATAGATGCGGTAGTTCTTTCGTGGGTATTTGGTGGACGAGGTACCTTGAATGCGGACATAGCAGCCCTCCACCTTCAAGTCCCATTCCCTACCGAAAGGACTGTAGTAGATGAAGTCGGTTAGAAAGTCCTTCTTCTTGTTATTGGTGCTGTTTACCTCGTCGAGACCGCCTTTCCTAATAAACCGCACGACTCCCTTGCCTTTGGCGAGGATCTTGTTGATGTCATACTTGCCGTTATCGTCGAGAACATCGTTTTTATCAAACTCCCTCAGCATCTCCTCGCTGGTCTTACGGTCCACGATATAGTTGTCTACCTCCTCGTCATCGCTGATGGCACGGTTGTAGACCCTTATGCTGCGAAGCTCGATGTCGGCATTGGCAGAGTCGAACGTTATGCCCTGTGGTACTGCCTGCACGAAATTATCGTCTGTATTGTAGATGTCGGCTTTTTCCCTGGTACCGTTCATATACAGCTCCATCAAGCGATATTCGGAACGTTTGCCTATCATCAGAGCCAGTTTAATGTCCAAGTCCTCCGCAAGATACTTCTCCACGCCTACGATACGGTTCTGCTCGTTACCGTCCTCGTCATGGTAGGAGACAGAGGAGCCTGTGAGCATACTGACCTTCTCGCCTGTTACACGGAAGCCCTTGCCTTTGTGAATACAGCTGATGACATCAGCGTCGGCCTTGGCAACGTTGCTAATCTTAAACTCCATCTCAATGGTCTTACCCACGGATGCAGGGTCTTGTGTCTCATCAAACGGCAGATAGCTTACGACGGCTTTCGCACCATTGCGAAGCACAAGTGCGTCGCCATTCCAGCCACTGGACTTCCAGTCCACACCTTGGAAGCTGGTTGTGATGCCTTTATTCTCCCAAACCGCAGGGTTAGACTCGCCATTGCTGCGTCCTGCCGCCGATAACTCGAATACAAGCCCTGCGGTGGCCTTGCTGATGTCGATAGAACTCTTTTGTACATCAATGTTGAAGCGGTATTCTGTCGTGCCACAGACAAATCTCTCCTCAATGGTATCCTTGCCAGTGTAACGGTTAGAATAAGTCTGAAGGGAACGCGCTGCTGCAAACGATTTCATCTGCACATCGTTCTGGTACTCTACGAGCGTCGCTGGCGTATGGCTGGGGTCGTAGGCTATATACTGGAACGAGGACTGTTCGTACTGCTTGGCGACGATGGTTGGGGTGCGCCAGTCTGCGTGGAATACCCTGCCTTCCTCCGAGGTAAAGTAGATACCGATGAAAGGGGCTGTGTCGCCAGCCTTCAATATGTCAATGTACGAACTCTTGCTGAGGATATTCCCGTTCTCGGCGACCAGCTGCACGGTATGCCGACCAGCGGTAAGGTTCTTTGCCTGGATGGCGAACGAGCCGTTGGTAGTTCCTGACTTCGTAACCGTCTGTGTGGTTGGCGTCTCATTGCCGTCGATATACATATTAACCACCTTCTCTCCACTACCTTTGACGGCATAGGCAATATCAATGATGCTTCCATCGGTATAGCCACCCGAGGCTATCGCGCCGACGATACTGCTGACATTGGTGAGGACGAGGTCGAGAGAGACCACATTGACAGGCACATAGAATGACTTTTTCTGTGCAGAGCCATCGGCATTTGCTGTGGCGGAGATATATGCCCCCACGGTTCCTGCCTCCTTCAGCCACGCATCGAGGACTACCGTATGAGGCACCGTGCTTGGATTGACCCCTGTAAACGTCTCCTCGTGGAGTGTGACAGATCCACGCTTGATGGTAAGGGTAACATCACCGACAACTCCATCCTCCGCACCGTCGGCATTGACATGGTTGTATACCCAGTTTAGGGTGGAATGACCACCTTCCTTGACCTTCGAGTTGTCCACATTGGCCGTCAAGACTATCTTGGAAGTGGTGGAAGTTCCGCCGCCACCGCCCTGTACCTTGAACTGTGCGACTTGATGCCCCGACTCTGTGGTGAGGGTTACCGTGCTGCCTTCATCGTCCGTATCCACATCGGCATTAAACGTAGGGTTTTTCATTCCCTCTATGGCTTCGGCAATGACCTTGTTTTGAACAGGGTTGGTGGATTCCTTGTTCAGAGAGGAGTCAACCTCTATAGTGTCTATATTGATGCTTACCGCCCCGTCATCGCTTGGCGTGAGTTTCTGACCGTTGAGCAGTACTGACTTGATTTTACCACCGCTGCCAAAATCGCCCCAAGAGGCTGCTGACTCCCAGCTATCGATGGAAGTGGCGAGGAACTGCTTAGTTTCAGCTCCTTTCTCCGTAGGGAAGGTAATGCAGCGAAGCAATCCTCTGTACTCTGAAGGAACAGCCTTGATGGCTGTTTCAAGAGTATAGTACTGTCCCTGTGGCAAAGGAGCTATCATCGCCATATTGATAGTGTTGCCGGTGTTGTTGCCGCCGAACTCGACGAGTCCGTCTGACTGCGAGAAGGTATAGAACTTATCTTTGCCCTTGACTTTGCAGACGAATATCTTATCGGTAAGCACGGCACTTGTATCCGTCTGATACATAGTATGAGCCTCGAACTTGCCCTCTGACACCTGCCAGCTGCGGTAATACTCGAAGTTGTCTCCTGCGTTCTTTTTCAAAAGAAAGCACTTGGCAACTGTGTTAAAAAAGACTCCGACAGCATCGGTTGGTATAGCTGATGCTTGCTCAACGGTGCGTCTCTCGGTGTCAAACCCTGCAAAACGGACGGTGGCACCCCGTAAGGCAGCAAGGGAGGTGGACTGAAAGTTCTGTGTTACCTGCCGTGCATCCTGAACGGCAGTCTCTGCCTGTGTCTTCAGCTGGGTAAGGCTGTCTTTCATATCCGCAACGGCCTGTGCGTCCGTCTTGATGGTCTCCAGCTCCTTCATAGCTTTCTCTACCTCCTTGGCTGCGTCGGTGGCTTCCTTACCCAATAATTTCAATGGGACTTTTACCATTTCGTTGCCACGGGCAGCAGGAAGGGAGTCTATATTGTCAAGACTCTGCACTTCTTCCAGCTCCTGCTCTGATGTGGAGCCGGCTTTCAACTCACTCAAGACATCTTTCTTAATGTCGTTCTTGAGTTCCATTTTCTCCGAATCGGTCAATGTTGCCATAATTATTCGTCTTTAGTGTCCAACTGTGCGTTCAGCCCATCGATATAAGGCCCAATGGCGAACTGCTCGAATATCACTCTGACAGCTTTCAAGTCCTCGTCGGAGAGTTCCATTAAGCCCTCGCTGTCATAAATCTTGTGGGCAAGTGTGTGCGCACGAATACCGCTCATCTTGGTATAGATAAAATCGGCAATTTCCTCGCGCACATCCCTTGTTTCCCATTTCTTGGCTGCTATGCCAAGAGGAATTTTGAATTCTTTGAAGTTGATTTTGTTCATATCTATATCTATTTGATTACCAATCCCGTGGATTCTTCCACTGCACCCACGCACCGTAATAGTCCTTGTAACTGCCGTCACTCTCCTTACGCTTGACATGAAGTCCAGCAAAGAACACGAAGCACATCGCATCGCCTTCTGATTGAAGGGTTACCTGGTCAAATACTTCTGCATCATTATCGATGATCATATATGTACTGCGCTTCTCCTCACTGAATTCTGTATTGTAAAATCCCGTTGAAGAAGTTATCGGACGATAGAAAACTCCGGGCTTGATATTGACGGCACTACCATTATTGGAGCCACGCTTAATCCAAACCATGTGTCCGTCATCGCAGCCGTGGACTTCGGGGAGGATGATATTTCTGTCTCTGGTTACAGTAGCATACTCTATTTCTCTTCCTGCGTCATCGGTGGCTTTTTCACGCCAATAGAACTGGGTGGTGGCCAATACCGCTCCAACACCGTGCTTCAATGTTACTGATACGGGGGCGGTGGGTCGGTCTTTTTTCGTAATGTTCTCAAAACCGTAAATCTCAGTCTTAATGGCCATGCCTTGTATATGTCCTCCTTCCATATCTATGGCAACATTATCGAACTGGCTTCCTGACACATTGACAACAAGACCATATTTTGACAGAAACTCTTTCTTTGTGTCGGTAAGTTGGCAGAGAATTGGGATACCAAAATTATTCCACGTGCCGAGGATTGCCTGACGGTCTTTGGCATTGAAACCAATCATCTGATCATACAGGAACAAACCATTATAATCCTCCTTGAATGTGATTTTCCCTTCGCTATCCCTGACAGCACTGTCTATACCAATGTGGTCTTGTGATATGGAGAACCTGCCGATATGCCCCTTGGTGGCCTCTATCTCGCCCTTGAACTTACCGTTGAGGGCCTCTATGCTTCCATCCTCGAGTATCTTGAAGTTGCCATTCGCCGTAACAAGTCCTTCGAGCTTGATATTGTCGGCAGTGAGCTTGATGACCGTCTTGGTGTTACCGTCGGTATCTACCTCCTGAACGCTCACACCGATAAAGCCCACCTTGCCGTCGGCATCCTTGGCAAAGATACCCGAGCCCTCAGGCTCTATAACCAGTCCACTCTCTCGTAGTACTTTCAGGGCAGCCGGGTCTTTTCCATATATGCCAGCCGTGAGCTGTATCAGGCGGTCGGTCTGCTCGAAGAGGGTGCGATACTTGTATTCCAAGTCATCTATCTCACGCTGCGTGAGGATAAGCATATAGACATAAATCTCGCCAGTGAAACTCAGCTTGAAGTCGCCAGTGCCGTTCCATTGCCCGACAGCCTTGTACTGCTCGTAGCCCTCTGTAACGGATAAGTCTTCGCTTACCGTGAGCTGCTCGTAGTTGTCCTGCGTGGTAGTTATGTCCGTATCGACAAAACCTGCCGTGAGTTTACCGGGCTTTACCACACGATAGTAGAAGGTAAGATAGATGGGCTGAGGTATCGTCTTGCCGTCTTTGTCTTTCTCGAACTTAGGATGGGCGGTAAAGTCGGCATTCTTCTGAACGATGTACTTATTCCTGATTTTCATAACCGTGCGCCCCCTGTCTGCTCCAACGACAGCAGAGTCGCCCTTCCACGAATAGACATTATTGTTTGCCCATATCCATTTTCCTCCGATAGTGAAGAAGGTGGTGTTGTTCTCGGTCTTCCATTTGTTCAGCCCATCAAGGAAGAGGGAGTTAGAAAGGAAGCCCTTGCCGACAATGAAATCAGAGCGCATAGAGTCGATTTCACTGCGTACCTTGCCCTCGACGATGGATACCCATGTGTTGATATTGATGCCTGTGCGTAGGATGAAATCGCCACGGAGGTAAGCATTGTTGGAATAGAGTCCGTAACCGTGAGGTTGATTGTCTTCAGGGAACGCATCGTCACGGATACCGTCCAAAGAACCAAGCCGTGTGCGCAAGCCATCGTTCAGGTTACGCTCGTGAATACCATTGAGAATGTCGATGCGTGGCTGGCCGTCGTCTGTGGCTGATATGAGGATAAGTCCCTGTCTTCCCACCTTATCAGAGCCGAGCAGTACGCACTCATCGCCAGCAGCAGCTGTCCCCGAGAACCAGCCGATATCGTTTTTGTCGATGACGGCAAACACCTGTCCGTCGTCCATGGTGCGCACTTCCTTGACTTGAACCCAGTAATGCTTGAGCTTGTTGCCATTGAATGTCTGACATCGGATGAAGTCGCCAGCCTCGAACTCGCAGCCGACCTCAAACGATAAAAGAATATCGTCGCCACTCTCCGATACGGAGTAAACCTTACCGTTGGCAGCCGACACGACCATCTGCCCCCCGACGCTGCGCACATGGTCGATGAGTAGCTCAAAGATACGCATCGTCTGACGCACCGTGAGATTATCCAGCTCAAGGTTGGCCAGCTCATTCTGCAACCACAACCGCCAACCAGCACCGTCCATGCCGTGAACGAAGTCCTTGCCACCAAGACTGCCTTCTACGGTGAGGTCTCCGCCTACGCCAAGACTGTGCTGGGTTGTATCGTTGCGGTCTTTTCTGAGTATCTTATCCCAGTCGCTGCTTTTGGGGTCGAGATTGGCGGAGAGGGTGGCAAAATCAGCCTCCCCAGCAGCAATCTTCTGAGCATTGACGAGTAGGTATTTTCCGAAAATCGTGAGAGAGTCGAGCAAGGACATATTGCTATGCGAATGCCCGAACGAACCGTCGCCCTTATAGGCTGCGGTGATTTCGTGTGCGAGGAAGTCGAGGAAGGCTGCCGCCGTGGTGACGCTCCATTTATCCGAGTAAGGATTCTGAACGGGGAAGAGAGCCCCACCACTTAGCGAGAGCCTGTCGAACTCAACCAAGCGTGGGGCGACCGTAAAAGAGCCTACGTCGGGAACCTTGATGTTAAGTGTCTCTGTCGGCTGCTCGGTACGGGATATATTGAGGTATGGGCGTGCATCGGCATACTTGTAAGTGAACGTGTAGCTTGAAGGCAGTTCCTTTGTCTGCCAGCTGGCATCGCTCTCCGTAACGACGATGCGACGGATATAGGAGTCGATGTAAAGGTACTTCCCCAACGAGGGGAAGAAGTCGAGCAGCCAACGACGCTCGCCATCGGAGAGGAAGCCTGTGTTCTTCTTGTGCTCACGGGTGGTATCGACACGGTATTCCTCGGCGTCGTTCTCTATCTCTGCTATGTTATGGGTATGCTTGGCGGTATTCTCCGAATCGCCATAGGCACGGAAGGTGTCGATGCCACCCAGTGAGTTCTCGAACAGAACCCACTGCTCCTGCTCGCTCCTGATGTCGGAGGCATAGTACCGCTGGAGGTAAGTGAGGCGTGTGCCGGTCTTTGTCTCTACCCATACGTCGTAGTAGGACGGTAATTTGTTCAGCTTGCCCGAGATGATGGCGTATTGCACGGGAATGGTCCATACGCCGCCACTGGCAAGGTTGGCCAGCGTGAGGTCATAGGACGCATACTCGCCGTTTTTATCCACGTATGCACGGCATCGCACAACGGAATCGACAACGGCATAGTAGGTCAGGAACTCGGGGGTGTAATAAGTAACAGGCTTGACGGTGGGCTGCCATGTGAGGAAGTTTGCTTTCAGCCAATTGGCTGCCGAGTCGGAGAAATGGTCGATGCCGGCACGCAGCACGGAGAATGTCCAGGACTCCGTGTTGGAAGTACCGACCTCTGTTATTTGGGCTGTGAACTGGCGAACGATGGATGGCTGCTTGTAGACATCGGAGATGTCCTGAAGGCGGAATGACAGCAGAGGGGTAATGATGCTTTCCAAGTCTACCTCGATGCGGTTAGACTTGTTGGGCGTGTAAGTATGCTGGACGATGGTTGTTCCTGTGTCGGCATACTTCAGTACGAAGGTTATCTCGTTGTTGGTTGATATAACAAAGTGATTCATCGAGCCTGAAAGGCAGAGAGAATCAGGTTTTAACAATATATCCATTGGCGTTGTTGTTTATGGCAAATTTACAAGAAAAAAGGTGTCCGATAAAGGACACCCTTGTTACTTGGGGACACACTCCAGCCAAACGTCGGTGCGTGTATATTTCCACTTGGAATGACGCCAAAAAGAGCCGTGTCTAAGCATCTGCGAAGTGAATGAGGACTGCTGCCCGTATGGCTTCCCTACATACTCGGCTGAAGGGATTGGTGGATAAATAGTGGTGAAGGTGCGGTCTTTGTCGAGTCCCGAATTGTGGTAATCGTCGCTGCTTACCTCGGTCTGTCGCTCATGGCCGACCCACTTATACTTGGATTTCATTGCCGTGAGCTGCTCGGTGATAGCAGGGGCGGAGATGGAAGGCTCCATAAGGGATATGGTGCACAGCTCCGACTCTACAGGCTCATTCTTCCCACCGAGCGTGAACTTGAGTTTGTTGAAAAAGAAAGCCACGCCACGGATTACTACCTTGGCATAGGACGGCAGGTTCTGCTTCTGCGACTGGGAAAGCAGTAACTTGACCTTCATCTCGTGGAGCGAGTTGCGCAGCAGCAGGTCGTAGTCGCGGTAGAACTTCTCGAAGATACCATCAGGGCCGTGGTAATAGAGGGCATAGTCGAAGATGCGAGGATGCGTGGAGTCGTAGATGTCGTAGGAGGATATAGTTCCTTCAGGGCGACCTCCCGAGAGATAGCTGAAGGCAAGCATCGCCTTTTGCTTACTTGCCGACTCGGAGGCTGCCTCTTTGTTCTCCCCGGCGACAACCATCTTTGAATTGAGCGAGATGTACGACCCGACATAAAGGTATGTGCCGAAGTCGGTCTTTACCTCTGTATCTTCGACGGTAGCCTTATGCTTGAGCTGACGGAACTCAGGCATAACATCAGGAACCTTTATCTCCTTCGGTTCGAGATCTTCGCCAGTGTTGTAGTCCTGTGATGCCTCGCCAATCTTGGTGATGACACTGTAATCGCCCGAAAAGCCGTCCTTATAGAAAGCACCGTCGAGCGGATTGAAATAGGCACTGGGGTTGGCCTTGACCATACTATCAAGGTCATCGTAAGAGTCGGAGAGGTCGGTGTCTACCTTATCGGCAGATGTAATGGTGACACGCTGGTAGTCTTTTTCTGCCTTGTAGGATATAGTGGGTTCTTCGGTTACGCAGCGTGTGAGGTCTTCGGTGGGACGGGCAGCAAGGGTGTCGCGCAGGAAGATGATGTCGGCAGTGCGCTGCCCCTCGTCAGAGATAAACTCACAGCAGAACTTCTTGCGAAACACGGCAATGAAGTCGGCGCAGGTAACATCAGGAACAAGGTCGGCAACCTTGATGCGCCCATTGACGAGTGCGTCCATGACATTATTTATCACCACCATCTTTGAAAAAGGCTCTGTGTGGGTAAAGAAGTTGTCTCGCAATTCATAACCGAAATGGTCGAAGATACGCTTCAGAAGATAACTGGCACGAATGAAGGGCGAGATATAGTAGCCTGGTGCAAGGGTGATGGGTACTTCGCCGACATACTCTGTGCGCTGGACGGCATTATAGAAGTCGCAGCCTTCGCCCGACTCGTCGGGGGAGAACGCTGCCAGCGTGGTAACTGGCACAAGTTGGTAGCCTTGTTTCGTCCACATCCATACATCCTTAGACTTGATGGCCTTCTGCTTGCCGTAGGCATTGAGCATTTTGTAGTTGAACCCCGAGTCTACACCTGAATCGTCGGTGAGCAGCACGGGGAAGATGCCGTACTGCTCATTGGTGTTACTGCGCAAGCCACGGCAGAACTCTATGCCCTGCTCGGGAGTGAACACACCAGGAATGTACTCGCCCTTGAAGATGTCCTTGAGCTTTACCTTCTGTATGCGAGAATAGAACGAGCCGTCGTTGATGTAGAACGAGGTGGAGATGCTGCCCTTGTGCTGTGCAGAGAGAACCACCTGACGGCACTGGGCGAAATACTCTCCGTCCTGAATGGCTACATCGACCGCCGACATCTTGACACGGCGACCGAAGGAGTCGGGGAAGCCCAGCAGACGGCGGTTGCGCTCGGAGGTGGGCAGCTCAAGCGGTGTGGTCTGCTCGCCATAATCGTTGAAGAACGGATTGGTACGTTCTACCTGTATCTGTGTGTCGGGCTTGAGGTTGTAGTCCTCGCCCTTTTCTAAGTTTGTTACTCTCATTCCTTACTTCCATATTTACGCGCTTGATCACGCAGTTGTTGTTTTTGTTCCAGTTCGTTCAATGCCACGCTGGCAGGAATGCCCTCCACTGATATGCGGTCAAGGACATCGGTAAGGCGTTTGATGAGTGTGTCCTTAAAAGAGTCCTGGGCAAGAGGGCGAACATCATTGACGGTTGGTGTAAGACTGCCCCCCGAAGCACGCCCCGAGGCTTGCTGTATGAGAAACTTATTCATATCGAGGGTGCGTATCTTACCTGCACGCTGGGCGCGGTCGATAATGTCGATGATAGGGGCTACGGTAGGGTTCTCGACGGCTGCATTGGAGGCAACCCACTCCTTGCTATGACCATAGCCACCCTCGCCGACGATGACCGTAGGCTTGTTGATAAACCCTCGGCGGTCGGGGTCGTAGGCAGCGTGGAAGAGCTTGCCGTCCTGCTCTCGCTCAATGTCTATGCTACCGCCCGACTCCAAACCAGTGGCAACACGTGCGCCTGAAGCAGAGGCAGAACCACCTGCTCCGCTTAGAGTCATTCGCTTCACCTTATTGCGCTCAGCAAGTGCTGCTGCAAGCTGTGCTGCACCCGTGATACCCATCAAGGCAGCAGCAGGAATACCAGCTGGGAAACCCAATTCTGAGAAAGTCTTAGCGATGGCAGAAGCAGTGGATGCGATGATTTGTGCTGCTTGAATAGCGAAGTTAACATCCGCATATTTCTTCTGGATCTTCAGCTTTTCGTCAGCTTTCTTCTTCTCAAGATCCGTAGTATCTTTACCTGCGTTCTTCGCAGCTTCGATCTCAGCATCATACTTCGCATCGACGTTCGCAATCTCTGCTTGTTGAAGTGCCTGAACAGCACCAGTAGAGAGGTTTGAGTAATAGTCGAACGCCTCCTTCATCTTGGCGATCTTCATTCTCTTCACTGCCTCTTCATACTCTTCTTCAGATATCTCTTTATTCTGAAGGTGCATTTTCAACTGTTCAAGTTCTGCATTATAGAGTTCCTGCTGTGAAGCAAGACCATACTGCTGACGTATCTGAAGTCGGTGTTCTTCTGCCTGCTGGTCAAGAAGAGTAAGAGCCTGCTGACGCTCTTGCTCATTGAGCAGGGTGTCATCCTCTATCTTCTTGCGACGTGCTGCATACTGGTCTTCGAATGTGTCAAGCCCATACTCCTGTCGTGCTTGGGCTTTTTGCTCCTCTGCTTTCTTCGCATAATCCACAATGATAGCAGCCTTAGCAGCTTCGTAAGCCTCAGTAACTTCTTTCTCACGCTCGCCATTATCCTTTGCTCGCTGCAATGAAGCTTTGTAATATCCATCCAGGAGGAGCAACTTCGCATCACATTCTTGCTGAAGGGTCTGCGGTTTAGATGGGGCTGCCTGTTGTATCTGATCCAAGGACTCATAATACTCTTTCTCTGCCTCGATATAAGCGGTGTTTGCAGCCTGCTGCTGATCAGCGACAGCCTTAGCTTGACCTTCCTGTAAGGTCTTCTTTTTCGCAGCATCCTTGAACACCATATTCTCAGAGCGTTGCAAGTAAGTCTTCTCGATGTCGAGTAGTTTGTTCTGATGCTGAATATTGAGAGCAGCCACGTATGCGCTGTACTGCTCTTGTGTAAGAGCCTTCTTCGCAAGAGCTTCTTTCAAGGCATCCAAACTCTTATCGTAACTTCGCTTTTCAGCGTCGAGGTCTTGAGCACGATCGTGTGTAAAATCTTTTGTTGCCAATTCGTCAGGGTCAGAGCTCTTCTTGGTTTTTTCCTTCTTTGTTTTCTTTTTAGGGTCTTTTATTCCATTTTCAATAGTCTTCTTTCCGCCTTTGTCAGAACTGATTTTATTTGCAGCGTGATTCTTCACCTCTGGTTTTACATCGACAGAAAGATGAGCCACCTTCTTATTGCTGGCGGTGTTCTTTATCGCATCAACGAAATTATCACGCACATTCACAGCCATCTTCTTAGCATCATTACCAATTTCGACCCACGTGTCTTTGTAGGCATCCCACAGTCCCTTGATACCTGTCGTAATCTTATCAACATCGAATGAGAACGCACCTTCAATAATTTTTGACCATGCCTTTGCCATTCGACCCATACCTTTGAAACCGTCAATTACGAGGTTGACGCCAAACTTGAAAACCTCCCATGTACTCTTGAAGTTGTTTTTGATGTGTTCAATACCAGCACGGAAGATCTTAGATTCATTATATAGATCAATAAAGTAGTTGATTATCTTAACCGTGTAATCGATAATCTTGGACAAGGCTTTAACTCCGAATATCTTAGCTTTCATTGTAAGTTCATCAAACCCATTTTCACCAAGACCGAAGAACTTAGACATTTTCTCGTTAAGTTCAGCTTGTGCCTCGATTTCTTCACGTTGCAATTCTCCGTGTTCGCCTGTTACCTTCTTCAAATCCTCCATGTTGGTAGACATGTCAGCTAAGGTCTTCACGAGTTTCATACCTTCGTTGCTTGCCGTCTTTCCAAAAACAGACTTCATTACTTCACCCACCTGCATAGAATTTTCAGGCAGTTCCTTTATCTTACCTGAAATCATCTTAATAGCCTCTAAGATACTGGTCTTTCCTGATATAAGGTCAGCCTCGAGCTGCTTGCTTGAGATACCGATAGCATTCAGGGCGTTCTGTGTAGATGAAGACATAGTACGAATACGGTTTGTTGCGGTCTGTATCAACCCCATACCTGCCTCATTGAAGATACCTGAACGTGTCTGTGTGATACTGGCAACAAGGTCATTCACCGCCCCTCCAGCATCGCTGAAGGCTGGTGCATACTGCTGAATTTGGCTTAAGAATGTACCATTAACATCAGCACCAGCCTGAATACCATCCTTGATATTATTGATTGCTTCCTGGGCGGTGATTCCGTACTGGTCCATCAGAGTGTCCACTGATCCCAATACCTCCTTGTAGTCTTTGCCTGTTTCAGAAGCTATGGCTGAAATTTGACTACGAACACTTGTTAATTCGTCGCCCGAAATTTCAAAGAACTCACGAGTCAGACGCTGCGCCTCTTCAATTTCTACATTGTAATTATACCACCACTTTGCTCCTTCTATCACAGCAGAGATAGAAGCAACAGCAGCAGTAGCCACACCAACGAGTTTCGTCCATCCACCAGAGATAGAGGAGAACATTCCTTCAAATTTACCCATGATTCCAGACGACTGCTTTCCCATAGACTCTGTCAGTCCTGAGGCATCACGACGTAATTCTGACATACGTCCATTTACGCTGCGGAGCTGTGAAGCTAAGTGCTCATACTCTTTCGGATTCGCTGCCTTAGAAGTATTGTTAAGTGCTGTCTGAAGGTCTCGAGCTTGCTTCTTAAGCTGAGACATAGTCATCACATTAATATCCATAGCAGAACGAAGACTACGAAGCTTTGTCTCATTAGCCTTTATCTGTGTATTATAGTTCTTTATCTCTGCCTGCAAACGTTTATATTCAGCAGACTCTTTTTTGCCTGCTGCTTCGAGCTCGAGCATTTTATTCTGTCGAGCCTTCATTTCTTTCCTGAGGTCTGCCGTAGCACGTTCAAGCTGTCGTAACTCCTGCTGTGCCTTGTCTGTTTTAGCATCGATAACCAAGGCAACGTGGTCTTCTTTGATTTTGCTCATATCTATTTAATCTCGTTGGGTAATTTATTCTGTGATAAGGCTTCTTCCATCTGCTTTCGCCAAGCAGCACGGACTTCATTTGTAAATCCTGCTTGAATATCAGGGAATGTTTCATTGTACAAAACACCCCATACAACTCTATTATAGACAGCATATTTAGCACGCTGCTTCTTGGCTCGCCTGCTGTTTAAGCCTGTATAATTTAAGCGATATTGCATATCGAGAAATCGTAGATATGACAGGATACCGATATAAACAGTAAAATTCCCATTCGATTCTTGAAGGGAAAAAGCACGTCGAGACAAGAACTGTCGAAGAGTTCCAGTGCGCTCCTTGAAGTAACGATTAGCTACTTCATCCTGCGTCTTGTAGATTATTCCTATATCGCGACGAAGAATCTCAGAGACAAACTCATCCTTGATAAATTGTTCTGTTATCATACGGCAAAGATAATAAGAGAAAGGTAAAGGATAAAGGACAAAAAATCCCCGAAGCGTGGAGGCCTCGGGGGGGAAGATATCAGAGCAACTCTTGTTCTATAGCCCTAAACAACTCAAGGACAACTTGCGGAACCATAGAGTTGCCGAGGGCTTTTATTGATTCTTGTCGCCATCTTGTGAAAGGAATGGTAAGACGAGATATATCAAAGGGTAGCCCATCATTTCCTCTACAAATAGGGGAGACAGTTGGGAAGTCCCTCCACCAATCTTGTGGGCAATCTGCTCCGCCAAGTTGCTCTGCGCCGCGTTCTTCTTGCGATGCGCCTTGAGGTTGTCCATCGTCATCATGGCACGCATCCCGTCGCTCGCACCTGGGGTCAGCAGCCAGTCGCATTTGCGGAACATCTCGGGCAATCCCTTCTGCTTGGAGTTCACGCCCCTCTTCTTGAAGTCCTGGGCGCAGGGTGTCGGCAGGAGTTGAACCGTCCTTGCAAGACCGAGGCTGAAATTCGTTGTCGGGGTTACCTTGCGCAGAGTCCCTGAGGGGGTCTGTACTATTCTGTCGTTCTTGCCGAGGACTGCCCCCATCGTCGCATCTGCGGCACTCGGTGTAGGCAACATCCCATTGATAGCCATCGCCGTCAGCCCTGACCCCATCTGACTGTCGGGGTTGTATGCCGTAGCCCATTTCGTTGCCTCGGCTGCATTCGGGGTCGGCAGTATGCCGTGAAAGTTGATGAAGTCCATCAGACCGTTGGGGCGTTGCTCGCCGTTGGCTCTGCTGCCCATCGTCTTCCCTCCCTTCTCCTTCAGTGCCTTGATGCGCTTGCTGTGTTGTATCTCCACCGCTAAGGGCGTGGGGAGCAGACCGAGGAAAAGGAACCTCTGTTTGCCGTTCTCGCATACCTTCAGCCCTTGTGTTACTGGCGTGGGAAGAATGTCGGAGTAGACCACTTGGCTCAGTAGGCTGTTGTACTTCGTTCCGTTCTTGTAGCCGTTGCGTTTTGCCCTCGCTCTCATCGACGCAGGGTCTTCGCAGAACTCCCTCGTGCAGGGTGTCAATAGTAGGTGTGGGAACATTCCTTCTTGCGACGAACCACACTCGGTCTCGTTGGTGGGGCGCACCGACGGCACAAGCCGGAATAACAAACGGCTGGACGGAGTATCCTTCACGCTCAAGGTCTGAACAGACTGTTTCGACGACGAACTGCTGTTCTTTTTTGTAAATGTCGTCGTTCTCGTCAAAGAGAGAGGTTGTGCTTCCCACCTTAACCTCTTCGCTGGGCTGTACCATCGAGAGGATACCAGCAACGTTCTCACCAATGACGAAAGTGGGCTGTATCTGCCTGATGACTCGTAGCATCTCAGGCCAGAGGTAGCGGTCATCGTCCGCTCCAAGTCGCTGCCCTGCTGAGCTGAAAGGTTGGCAAGGGAAGCCTCCCGTGAGAATGTCAATTTGTCCTTGCCATTGTGAGAAGTCTGTTGTCTTGATGTTTTCATAATTGATGGAGTTTGGAAACCAGTAATTGAGGATTGTGTTGCAGAACTCGTTGATCTCGCAGTGAAAAACATTTTGCCACCCGAGCCATAAGGCTGCGAGTTCGGGTGCGCCAATACCGCTGAAGAGCGAGGCGTGTCTGATAATTTTTCTCATTCATTTTACCTGTTTGTTTGTCAATGGCAAATTTATGTACTTCTTTTTTGGTTGTAAAGGACACCTCGTCTCACGACGAAATGCCCTGACAAACAAACATCCAAATGAATGGATGCTTTGACAAAAAAGAAAATTATCGCTCACGGAACATCCACTTGAACTCTAAGCCGTGCGCCCCGGGGCGGTTGCAGAAGTTGAACCCTGCGTCGATAAGTGCGGAGAACACCTGCTCGGGGCTGACCTTGGCAGAGGGGTCGATGCCACGAATGGCATCGACAACCTCGGTGGTGGAGAAGAAATGGGTGGCTTCGGCCGGTGCGGAAGCAGGGCGGTAGGTGGTGGAAAGAGCAGCAACGTAGATGCTGATATCTGTGATGGGCTGCTCAGGGGTTTCTTTCTTATTACTCATTGTCTGAAGGGTTAAGGGTTTGACGATAATCGGCTTCGCCTGAAGGGTCTACCGAGGTGAGGAACGTACCGAAATCCTTACGCAGTGAGCGCAGGGTATCGAGGAAGGTGAGGGCTGTCTCGGGCTTGATGTTGCGGGCATCGCGCCACTGGTCGATAAGGAAGTCTTCAATGGCCTGAAGACGCTCGGTGCGCTCGTAGATATAACCAGGGTCGAGCATTGCTTCGAGGGTTGCTGTGGCTTCCTCGCCCAAATGAATGAGAGTAGTTTTCATTGTGCGCCTCCTTTTTTATCTGTTTTGTTGATGCGATAGACCATCCAACCTGCGCAGAGGGCGGAGGTGATGGCGACGAGTGGACGCTGCTCGACGGCGATAGCTGCGAGCATGAGGCACAAAGTTACGGCATTGACACGAAGAACCAAACGACGGGTTACGGGGAACTCGGCGATACGGCTGTAGAACTCGCTCTTCTGGTCGAGCCAACGATTAAGGGATTTGATTTTGCGCTGCACGGTAGCACGCACGTTGATAGCTGGGCGAGCTTGCGCCTGAGCTTCAAAATTAATTGTCTGTTGCATATTGCACTTTGTTTGACTATTGCCTGAATCCGTCAGGTGCGGATACAGAAAAAGCGGATGCTCTTCCTGTCGTCAAACAAAGTGTCTTACACCCGAAGGGCTAAAATCACATGGAAGGCATCCGCCATATCTTGATTGCAGCGAGGCTGCAACATGGGCCATAAAAATAAGCCCATCGAAATTTTAATAAGTTCGGGGCTTGAAGTTCACCTCGCCCTTCGTTCGTGTATTGCTACACTTTGTTTGACAGTTGCAAAGATAGTTAGAAGTTTTGTAACTGCCAAAGATTTAATGAAAAAATTACTCCAAGATGACAAAATCGTCTTCGTTTGGCTTTTCGTATGGAATATTGTATTCATCAAAGGTCTTGAGTAATTGAAATTCATTGAACACTTCTATTGGAAATCCCTGTCCTTGAAGATCTTTAATTTTTTCCTTCTTCTTAGGTCCTGCTGCGTTGCCCATTATAACTATATTAGTGTGTTTGCTAATTGCAGTATTAATATCTGCACCATATAGTCTTAAGAGCTTACCGAGAACATCACGCTTTGGAAAAGCATTAAACTGTCCTGTGATAACAATTTTCTTACCACAGAAAGGAGTATTAGGATTATCAACTTCATCTACACTAAGTGGTTTCAATGTATCAGAAGCTATGTGCCTCTTTTCCAACTCTGCAATAGATGGTGTTCTGACTCTCTTCATTGACATTTTTATTTCAACGCTTTGCCGTTCACGGATGCAAAAGTTAATAAAAGTGTTAATGTTTTCTTTACTTGAAAGATACCCTATAAGGTCTTCGTCAATAATAAGATTGTTAATTTCCATAAGCGTATATTTGATTACCCAACAAAGGTATAAAAATAAATTAACGTGGCGCAATAATTCTTGCGCCACGCAACAAAAAAGCCCCCGATGCTTCACGCACCAGAGGCTTTGGCTCTTTTATTATGAAATACGTCGCCCCTTAGAACGAGGCGGTTTGTAATTCCGTTCTTATTTGTGAGATGCAAGAGGAGAGTTTCTTATAGGTGGTTTCTCCTGCTGTCTTCACCCCACTGGTGTACTGGCGCATGAGCGAGGGATTGATACCAGCACGTTTGGCTATCTCGGTAACGTTGAGAAAGTTGAAATAATTGAAGAATGAACGAAGATCATATTTATACTCGAAAGTAAGCCCTGTGTAGCGTTCGTCTTCAGGATAAGCCTGACGGCATTCCTCAACGGCTTTCAGAAAGTCGGCCTTAGCCTCACTGGCGGTTGCTCCGTCGCCATCAATGAGGGCGTATTCGCCAATGGGTTGTTCACTGTAGCATGAATAAGTACCATCGTCGCCAAACTCGATTGTTACCAAAATTTTGTGTGCCATATTCTATTGTTTATGATATACTTGAAAGAAAAGAGCCCTCCCTTATTACTTCTGCAAACCAACTCTTGAAAAAGGGGCGGTACGCCCGGACGATTAACGTCCGAGCAATACCTTGTAGATTTTCTTTAACAACCCCGTTTTGACTTCATGGCTGCCATGCCTTGGAATCCTGATTTTCGCCCCTGTTGCAGGGTTTGTCCATTCATCATGCTCGGCACCATGTTGAGTGAGTAAGCATCCTGCTTTCCTCAACTCCTTGTAAAGTTGATTGTACTTCATAATTTAAAAGAGCTCTTTTTGTCTTAATGACAATGCAAAGGTAGCAATTTCGCTACAAACCTCCAAATATTTTGGTAACTTTTTTGCTACCAAGTAAGATTTTTAACATTTGAAGCAAAAAAGCCGTAGCAGTTTGGGGGCTGCTACGACTACAAAGAACGAGCGTGGGTGGTTATTCCGCTACGGCAAAGCCGTGGGTAATGAGGTCGGCAAGGAAGGCTTCGGGGCTTTCGGTAGAAACAAGGTAGCCCTCAAGTTCCTGAAGGCGATGGGCAAAGCGCACCATATAATCGTTGTCCGTACCCTGACTGTCGAAACGGCTGCCAGTGCGGAGCTGGTGGAGGAAGTCGGCTGGAGAGGTGGCGACCACTCGGTCGCCATCCTTCAGCGTGTAGGTTGTTGTCATGCTGCTAATTTTTTTGTTCTCAATCTGAAGTAAAGTTTTTCGCTTTCGGTAAGGAAAGGTATGTTCTGAAGGGTGGTACCTGTCTGCACCATACCTTGCTTTGCAAAGGTAATCATTTTTGCGAGGAAATGTATCCAAGCCGACATTTTTGTGAAGTTGGTTGAGCCTCCGTGCTGGCGGAACTCCACCGTGCGATGGCGTGCATAGGCTTCGAGGTTTACCTTGTGGTAGCGGTTGTTGCTGAATGCTGCTCGGAGGTCGCTGATGGTGGAAGCTCTGTTGATGGCAGCCTCAGTAATGGCTGTAAGCCCTTTGCAGTAGGTGTTATTGCGACGGCTGCGTGGCATGAAGTGGTCGATAACTCCCTCAAGACGTTTGTAGGTGAGGATAAGGTTCTTCCAAGTCTGAAGGTCGAACTCGGCAGCGTCCATGTGAACGTGAAGTCCGCAGGAGTCGTTTACCTTTACATCGCAAAGGTCGAGTACCCAGCAGACCTTTTCAAGTTCCTCAAGTCCCTGCTCACCGTGAAGAATTGGGCTTACCAGCTCGAAAGTATTGTTGCCGTGAAGGCTTGCGTCTGTTACCAGTTTCCAATGGTCAGCGTGATCGGTGTGGTTGTAGCCCTCTACCTGTACCCTGATGCCAGCAGCAGTAAGCTCGCGTGCAAGGCGTTCACGTGTGCAGTTGTAAGCCTCTATCTCAACACCGAAGTTTCGGTTGAAGGTGTAGTCGAGCTGGGGAAGAACCGTAGCTGTAGCCTGTGCTGCCGTAGTAGTCAATCCCTGCATCATGCGCTTGTAGACATTCTGTACAAAGCCGTAGTTGCCACCAGCTGCAAGGTCGGCTACCTGTCTGCGTGTAAGTCCGAGGGCAAGAAGTTTCTGAATCTTGGAAGTCTTTGTTCCGTTCTCGTTGAGAATGCTTTGAATTTGCTCGTTCATAATCTTTGTTTTTTAATTGTTCCTTGTTTCTAATTGTACTGCTAAGGTAACACTATAAAGAGGAACGTGCAAGTAGTATTGGCTTTATAATCAGAGGTTTAGAAGTAATTATCTAATGATAAAAGATGATACAAAAAAGGGGCTCGTCGCATCACTGCGAAAGCCCCGTCATCCTAAACAATCTATTAACCTAAATAACTAAAAAACCTATGAGAACATTTATTTAACTAACTGGTAATATCGTGCGTAAGTGAGCCGTGTGTGTGGATTACGGCTGATGATGTCCATGCGCACCTGCTTGCAGCCGAAGCGGAAGAAGAGGAAACGCTTGGGTATGCGGTGGACGATGATGTCGAGCGTGTCGGTGGAAGATACCGAGCCACGGAACAGGCTGTCGGACACACAACCGGATAACGACATCCAAGAATCGTGCCAAGAGAAGCATACCAGGCTATCGGGACGATGCAAACTGTCGGTAGATACTGTGGCGGTGGCGGTGGTGTGCCAAACTGGTGCGGTAATGTCGGCTGCGGTGGTAGTGGCAGCGGTGGCAGCCTCGGAGATACGTGAGGGCTTGATGCCTACCTGACGGGCCACCTTTGCCAAAGTGTCTCCGCTTTCCTTGAACTCCGACGGACGGAGGGTGAGGGCAGGAGTAGAGGCATGGCTGTTACCTGTACCTGTTTCGCTGATTTCTACCACGCCGTTGTGGAGCAGAATACTTTGGTTCTGCTTGATGCGGTCGCGGTCGGCTGCCGTGTCGAGATAGAGACAAATGAAGAACACCAGGGCAGCGATGAGTACCAGGAACGCACCGCAAATAGCATAGATAATCGCAATTCTCTTTTCCATAGTCTATTGACACATTTTACGAACAGAGGCTATCAAGGAGAGCATCTGACGAAGATAGTCGGGAGAGGTGGCATACTTGCTGCCACGATTATCGCAGATGCGACGGGCGAATTCCTCGGCATCGTGGCGGTATGGCCACGCATCGGCAAAGCCCGGCTTCTGAAGGAGGCGAGAATGCTCGGCAAGGCAGTCGGCAATGGAGTCGAAGTCCTTAAAGAGGCGGTAGACGGTGTAATACCAACGATTACCAGTCTTGCACTTGCATACGGACACGACACGTTCCGGAGCCGTGAAGGTGCGAGAGGGTGTATTGAAATACTCGTGGGTAAGGATGAGAACGGTCTTGCCCGTCCAGTTACTGCCCTTGGTAATGCCAAAGAGATTGTATTTGCCCACACGGGATTTTCCCCAGCTACTCTCAAGGATAGCCTGGGCGGTAACGAACTCGGGGGCGATGTCGGTGGCTTGCTGCGCTGCCACATAGATGTTGCGTGCGAAATCACGCTGTGCTGCTGTTGCCATAATCAGTCTTTTTTGATGTATTCGCCCTTATCATTGAAGTCCTTTAGACGGCGGACGAATGAGGTTGGAAATATAGGATAGATGGCTTGAATGTTCTCAATGCAAGAGAAACACTCGCGCACCATCATAAACACGCAAAGATAGGTTCCTATCCACTGGGTAGCACCGACAACGCTGCCATTCACCTTGAAATTGGCAAGCACGTTTGAAAGGATGAGCAGAAGAATGTAGATGGCAATCTTCTTGCTGAACTTACCGAAGAATGCCTCGCTGGAGGCATCTTTGTGGAGGAAGTGCTTCCACACGCTGAGAATAGTGTCGATGATGATGGCGACGCCTATCCACTTGGCAAACTCCCAGTCCTGGAAGAGGTATTGGGAAAGGTCGGTTACCACGGTGAGTGGCACAGAGACGATTGATATCATTGGTAATCTTTTCATTATTGTCGGGGCTTTAATTGTGATACAAAATTACGTTACTGCATCCGCTTGGCAAAGGACCGACTGAGGTGGTGGGTGCCGAGCGCATCGGGGCTGATGCAGGAGAGCATAAGCGTCCATCCGACGGAGGAGAGTTCCGTGGCGACAAAGGGAATTATCTCCGCCTTATCGAGTTCGCCACGTGAGAGCCACTCGATATTGCCCTGCTCCGCATCGGCAAGCATCCAGGCGTGAACCCTTGAGAGCAGACGAAGTGTAGCGTCGGAGGCAAGCATATATTCGGCAGCGTCGGCACGGTTGGTCATCTTGTTGGCTACGGTGATAGCGATGCGCTGGGTGATCTGATAGGAGTTGCGCCCGTCGGCAAGCATATTCAGTTCGCCGTAATCAACGAAAAGGAACGAACCTGCCAGTTTATCGATGCGCTGCTTCAGTTCGTCAAACGACTGCCCATAGACATAGTTGGCAATTTCAGGGATGCGCGACATATCGGGAAGATTGTCAAGAGCTTCAGCAAGTTCGTTATACCCCGGGAAGTCGCTCGACCCATTGGTGAGTATGGCACGGATACCCTCCTTGGATGGGTATTGTGCGAAATAGAGGAACTGGTCTTTAATCATAATATCTTATCGATTACGGAAATGGGCAAGCCCACCTCCTCACTGATTTTCAACTTATCCCATCCAAAGCCCTTCATATCGTGGACGGCATCGATGGTCTTCTTGCGCAGCACCTTCAGATAGGTAAGCACGTTCATCTGCTCTATCTGACGAGCATCGCCAAGCCCCTCTTTGGAGAGGTCGTAGAGCGCATCGGAGGCATCGGTAGTGATGGGATGTTTGGGCTTTTTGACGAACTTCGACAAAAGAGAGAATGAAGTCTTACTAAAGAGATAGTTGTTAAACGCCTGAAAATTAAACGATATAGCCGTAAGTATTTCGACTGGTAGTTTGACGAACTCCTTTGCCATTTCGTGGGCAAGCTCGGAATGGTACTCCTTTTCGGGATAGTAGAGAATGGCAGCGAGGAGCGGAAGCGACTCGTCGCCCTGCTCTATGAGTTCCTGTGCCTCGACATACTGAAGGGCTGTGAGCGAGCAGGTGAGCATTCCGTAGCCTGTCTCAATCTTGTAGCCTTGATAACGATGCTCGCCAATTCGGACGGCAGGGATGAGCTGCGCACAGAAGCACAGGTCCACCACATACTGATAGTCGAGCCGGCGCAGTACACGAGCAAGGGGAATATGCAGACGGTAGGGATCGATGCGACGGCATAACTGGTAAGTTTCGTCGTCCACGCCGTCCAGTACGGCGTTGTTGTCGGGATAGTTGATTTGGAACATAAACGTGAGTTGCTCGGAGATAGCCACAAGGTTGGCAATCTGCTCCTCGGAGCGAAACTTATGCTTATCCCAACCCATAACGTCGCACAGCCAGTTAATGCGTACCTCGCCGGCAGAGAGTTTACCAGCGGACATACGAAGCAAGTCGGCCACAAGGTGAATGTACTGGCGGTCGGTCATACCGTCCCAACGGTTAGGGATGCGGTGTATTTCCCCTTTATAGACGAGTTCAATATCCTTTGTCATGGCAGCATAATTATTTTGTCATCAGGGCGGTTATACGCAGAATTAGAGCAGAAGTCCACCGATGCGTCCGTTGCGAGCAAGGTATCGGCATTGGCGATGAGTTCCTCGGCTTCGAGGTCAAGACGGTCGGCGAGGTCGAGGGCTGCATCATGTTCGTCCTTGCCCGAGCGTGAGGCGTGGCTGTCATCAAAGAGGTTGCGGATAGTTGGGGGGAACTCTAAGATGTCAAATCGGCGGAGCGACTTGGCAACGGTCTTCTTGACCAGCGCAAGGGTCAATATCGGCTCTATGCGCTCACGGTTTTCTACCGTGAGGCGGTCGTAGTAGGCAGACAGACGCTCGTCGAGAGTTTCCTTCTGAAGGGGAAGAATGCGGAAGAAAAAGAAGTAAGACAGGTCTATCGGATAGATGGAGTCGAATTCATCCGCTGTTCTGATCTTGCAGACACCGATAATCTTGTAGTATCGGGACTTACGCCATAAGGCAGCAGGAGAACTGGTGTCCCCACTATTGACCTCTACCGACATAAGCTGCTGGATAATGGTATCCATAGCGTTGTAGTAGTTGTCCATATAGGAACGCTTCATTCCCTCAATCTCGTACTTATAGACATCCACGTGGTTCTTACGACGGTTGATACTATCGAATATCAGCTGCGAAGCCATTGTCATATTGGCCACAGCAGAACGCAGGGACTCTGTCAGCGCATCGTCGGGATTAAGAGCGATGGCATTGAACACCTCGGCGGTGATGATGGTTTCCACACGCTTTCGGGCTGTTACGCCTGACGAAAGGAGGTCGTTTAAGTCCATATTCGTCTCGACACCGGGAGCATACTTGCTGAAGGTGCCGAAGTCCTTAAAAATATCTACTAAAACATTCTTCATGACTGTTGCTGATTAAGTCTGTCCTTGGGTGCTACATCTTCCTGTCGCTGCGGAACCTCACGATAGAAGCCTATGCGATAGCCCTGCTGCCAAAGTTCGGGGAAGTTGAGTCGGAGCGCATAATTGAAAGGCTCGCAGCAAATCTCGTCCTCTGGTGTAAGCGACATTATATATATAAGGTAGTTATAGTAAGAGTCGGAACCCGACTTGCTGATAACCCCGTCTTTGTCCACTGCCGTTATGGAGGCATCGAGTCCGACACTCGACAGTAAGGCTTGCTCGGTACGTTTGTCGTAGGCAATCAATGCCTCGATATATTCCTTATACTTGAGGTCAATAGTCTCTATCTTCCATTGCTGCTCATTGCCTGAGCTATCCATAAACGAGATAGAGGAATAAGCCTTCCCCTGATTGTCTGAACCGCTCAAGTAGTCGCCTATCTTTCGCAGCTCCAATCGCATATACTCCACAAGCAACGACTCCCTATATTCCGTGCCGATACCAATACCGTTGTATTTTACCAACTCCTGCTTCTTCGATTTACGGATTTTGTTCTCCTCGCACAACTTCATCAGTTGGTTGCGCTTGCTCGATACCCACGCATTGGGGATAATGATGTGTATCTTGGCTGCGAGCGAGTTACGCAGGAAGGAGTTAATATAAGTTGCGGTCTTGTTGCTACCCTGGATATAGGGGCGTGCGCCTTGGTGGGTTTCGTTCACGCCGTAGAACTCATCGACCGATTTCTCCCGATGGTGGGAAATGGCAGCGTACTGGTAGTTGTCTACTTCTGACAAATTAAACTTAGGATATATCTTGTAGCTACTTGCACCATAGGTCCACCTGCCCACCGCTATATGGCGGAAGTCGCTGTAACTCATCATCTCGTAGGCTACATCCTGCCGTGTAGTGGCAAGACGGCAGTGTTTGTTCTCCACCGCTTCCAGCCCAGCCACTGGCTGCATCCCCAATCGCTTACCACGGGTGAAACGCCACTTCACGAAGAAGTCGCCAAAGTAGTAGAAGTTCTTGATGCAGGTCTTAGCAAAAGCCTGTGCCGAGGTCTCCATCCCACGCTCACACCACGTATTGAGCCACTCGTCCCACTGGGGCAGCGCAAGGTACTCACGCTTCATCTTGCCACCCTCTATCGTCTGCATATAGGCACATGGACCATGACCGTAGAGCATCTTAATCTCCTTGCTGTATAAGCGTGGCAGCAGACGGTTCTCCTTGATCTCCGCCGTTACTTCGTCGCAGAGTGCGTTGTTCACGCCACGCATACATACTTGATACCCATTGACACTGAGCCACTGGTGTTCGTGCATGACTAACTGTCTGCCCTGCGGTACGAGCAGACCAGGTGTTCCAAACACCTGCTTGCCCTCGCCTATCTGAAAGGATAGTACGTTGCCGTCCATGATATATGTACCGGCATTGCCGTATAGTTCTATACTGTCTGTCATAACCAATTTATCTTGTGTAATTTATATCCATCCTGTGGGAAGCCCATATATCTGATGAGTATGCGGTAGCACATCTTAGGTTCTCCATGCCCGTCCTCAAACAGAAAGTAGTTCTCCGAGTCCACTGCGAACCTATCCTGTGGTAGTTGGGTGCGGTACTTGCAATGTGGTTTCACTATGAGCTTATCCCCAGCCATGCCCTGCGACCTCGAATAGGGGAAGAAGCACAGCGTGAAGTCGCCACTGGGGAGCTTGCTAATCTCCCTTGCCCACTGCATCGCATTGATGCCATCCATTTCGATTGCCTTCTTCATCACTTGCGAAATTACGCAATTCCCCTATGGGGGCAAAGGACGGCAAATGGGGGCTGGCGTCATATTTCCGTGCTTTTGAGAGGTTGCACCTCAATATCCAAAATCAGCGGTGCGTGGTGATTTCCGTCGCTTGTTTTATTTCGTTTTTGATTTTCAGAACGCAAACCGTTGATTTTCAACAAAGTAACTTTTTGACCTATGTAAATAGCCCTCGTTATTGCCTATTTTTTCCAACTTTTTATGTTGCTTTTGCTACATTATTGGGGCTTAAATGGCTATGTTTTCGGGCAAATCATCGGGATAACTGCTTAATTCTTTCTTGATAAGGTCGGAATAAAGGCCATAAAGCAGGTAAATCATTGCACTTGGGAGCTGCGTCGTTAGCCCTGGTCGCCGCTTCAATTCCTCCTTTCTCTCCGAGGCTTTGTCAAGCTCTATTTTGCCGTTGGTTTTCTTCAGCGGGCTGATAAGAATGGCACTGCACAGGTTAGGACACTCGTTCTCGTCGATGCGCACCTTTGGGAGCAAGGAAAGTTTCTCGCCAAAGAGCAACTGGCACAGGCGGAACTGCTGCCAGTGGTAGATGGTGGGCGCACCGTCGTTGTAAAGGATAACCGAGAAGCCGTAACTCTCCAAGGCTGCCTTCATCGTGAGCGAGTCGGTGGTTATCTGCTCCAGTTCCTCACGTGTCTTGTTGCCGGCACGGTCGGGGTAGAGGTGGATAACCTTGTTCACGGCATCCGTGCCGAAGAACGAGTACACCTGCTGCGCAAGTTGCTGCTGGTCGTCGGGAATGTACGCCCAAAACTCCTTGATGATGTCAAAACGGTTACCATAGTCTTTCTTCTGTCCCACGATGAGCGACTGGAAGTTGCCCGGGTCGTAGCCCATATAGAGCGGTTCTCGCTTATCGTAGTGGCGCAGGTAGCGTGCCGTGAGCAGGAACTGGTCTTTGAGGTCGAATTTCAGTATCTGGTCGTAGATATAGCTGTCCTTGAACTGATGCCGCTCGTGGTCGTAGGTAGTGAAGAACTTATTGGTTACTTCCTTGTGTCGAATGGCGCAGATAGCCGTGAGAAACTCGTCCATATCGAGCGTGTCGAGCTGGGTTTTAAAGAACTTGGGACCGAGAATGTCCTTATTGCAGAACGAAGAGGCACGGATATAGTAGATGGCGTTACGGCGCATATCGGCAAGGCGAGGCTTCCAGCGTGCCACAAAGGCATTGAGCCGCTCGCTCTCCAAGCGTATCTTCTCCATAACGACGGGGTTCTTGGTGTTTCGCAGCTCTTGCTGAAGGGTGAACTGCTTGTATAGCGACTGGTTGATGGAAAGCGACACCGAGGCTATCTCCTCGATGAGCTGGCGGTCCATCTTGTTCTCGTATTCCTCAAACCAATCGTCCTCACCCAAATCGACACGGGCCGTATCACTCACACCGGTAACACCTTCGTAATATGCCGACCGTCTAATCTCTGCCGAGCCACCACGGAGCGATGGGAACAGGCGCGACTTCAGCTTCTCGCCGCTGTTGTGCTTCATCTCCTCCACGAAGGCGTGTACGGCGTTACGACCTGCCACACTCTCGGGCTGGTCGGAAGACACGAGCTGCAAGTGTGCTCCGTTGCGGAAGATAACGGAGTGTTTGGCGTAGGCTATGGGGTAACGGGGACGGCGGAAGTGGGAGGGCAGCTTTGACTCGCCCACCACATAGTCGATGCCATACTCCAGCATTGCCCTCTGCTTACCGTTTACCATGACGGGACGAGAGAACGATGCCTGAATGTTAGGCCATACGTTGGTCATCAGGGCAACGTAGGTCTTGTGTACCAGGAACGACAGCTCGCCCGGCATATCGTTCGCCACACGGATGAGCCGTGGCACAATCACACCCTCGGTCTTACCCGTGGCACGCGCCCACTCGGCATAGAGCATATTGGGGTCGATGATGTTCGCCAATAGCTGCACGTGGTTCATATAATAATGCTCGAAGTCGAGCGTAGGGTTCTCGGTTGGTTGCATATCAGTCATTGGGCAGTTCCTCCACTATTTCGGCATCCTGAATATCGGCATCACGCAGCAGACGCTTCTTCTCCTTGTTCTCGATGGGCAGGGAGTCGATGAGTGTAACATAAAATCCTTGGTTGTGCTTGGCTGCAATCTCCTTGAGGTTCTTCTTCGAGAAGCCAAGTTCCTCGGGGGTTAGTTCAGGAGAAATTAAGAAGAGAACTCCTAAATCCCTGTCTGCCTCTGCTATCTCTGAAGACCTACGACGACATTCCAAAGCAGCGTCATAGCATGACTTCATACCCTTGTAGTCGCGATTGAGGGCACAGAGTTTAGCAAGATCCTCATACTTGTTGGCAAAGTTGCTTTCCCAAACTTTAATGGGGACATTACAATCCACCTGAAAGTAGTTGATAGCCTGATAGATTCTCGCCATACAGGTGCGTTCCTCTATCTTTAGTCGTTGCTCTGCATTGATACGGAGCTTCAGCTTTTTGGCAGCTCTTGTAATGTTACGCTCATGCTCGAATATCTCCGCAGACCATTGTAGTTGCTGTAAGAACAACTTTATTTCCTGTGGAATACCCTCGCAGTCCCCATTCGTCAAGAATGCGGATATAAGGTCAGGGTGTATGGAGTCTAACTTCTCAATTTCACTTTTCATATTCCAAAGAGTTTCATACGCAGGTCTTTTTCGGCACGCTCATTCTTACGTTCCTCAAGTAAGGTAATGGAGTCGTTGTCTCCTTTCTCCGCTTTCTTGGCAAGCTCTGCGTCAATGTTATATTCGCCAAGCGCAAGCCCTTGTTGGTATGCCTCACAATACACATCACCGGGCATAGCTATACGATACAGCAAGGCTATACGCTTAGTTTTCCTCAGACCGAGTAGCTGGCAGATACGTTCGGGGGTATAATTCAATGCTCCGAACGTTCTGACTTGATTGATATACTCATCTGAGAGAATTTCATTCTGTGCTAATTCCGACATTGAATTATCTTTTTGGTGTCATCCTCTGATAAGACATTGCCATCCCTCTCCAACAGAACTGGTTGTTGGGGAAACATTGCCATGTATCTTCGTACAGTAGCAGACACGTATTTAGGGTCTATTTCCATTCCATAGCCGATGCGGTCGGTCTGTTGGCACGCCATAATTGTAGAACCCGACCCTGAGAACACATCAACAACAATATCGCCATTCTTGGTACTGTTGGTAATTGGGTATGCCATCAGCGCAATAGGCTTCATTGTTGGATGAATTCGGTTGGCTTTTGGCTTATCAAAATTCCAAATGGTTGTCTGCTTTCTGTCAGAGTTCCAAAAATGTGCAGCCCCAGGCTTCCAACCGTATAGGCATGGTTCGTGCTGCCATTGGTAGTCCTGACGTCCCATTACAAGGGAGTCCTTGACCCAAATGCAGCATTGTGCTATCTTGAATCCAGCTTCCCGAATGGCTCTGCGGAAGTTCTCTCCTTCAGAGTCTGCGTGGAAAACATAGAAGGAACCTCCAGCTTTAACAATGGAAAACATCACGTTGAATACAGACTGCAAGAAGCGGAGAAACAAATCATTCTCCATAGAGTCGTTCTGAATGGTTAGTTTATTGTCTCCTCCACCTTCATAATTGACATTATAAGGAGGGTCTGTGAGAATCATATCGGCAACTCGACCATTCATAAGTGTAGCAATATCCTTCTTCGAGCGACAATCCCCACACATCAACCTGTTGTTACCGAGTCTGAATACATCGCCTGGGCGAGCAAAGACATCACTATCCTCTTGTGGAAGGGTATCAACGGCATCTTCTTGTATCTCTGCTGTATCATTCTCTGTGGCAAACAACTTATCTGTTCCGACAGAGAAATCGTTTTGCTTAACTTCATAGCCAAGATTGAATTTGGCAAGATCATCACCGCTAATATTATATTTTGTGAATAAAAGGGTATCGGGATTTTTCTGCGCAAACTCTGAGTTATATGCAGCAATTTCCTCTACAGCTTCTTTCTTGTTAGAAGCCTGTATTTCCTCATAGGGAATCTCGGGAATCTTGAATCCATAGGAGCGAAGCCCAAGGAGAGCCTTTCTTCTTTGGTGCGCATCGATAATCCACAGTTTGCCATCAGGATCTTTCCACACTTTGAATGAATACTTGAAGCCACGAGTGATGATGAGCATCTGTAACTTCGATAATTTGTCTGCATCAGGCTTTTTGAAATCTTCCTGAAGTTCGATAAAAGAGTCCAGCGGGGCAGTTGGAAGACCACCCAAATTAAAAACTTTTATACTATTTTCCATTGTCATTATTTATTTTGTTGTTCAAGAACCATTTTGAAAAGTCGCTCCCTTTCCTGGTGACGTTCGAGGTTCTTACGGTCGGCAGTGCGTTTATCCTTTCTGTCGCTGCGCTTGAGATAGGAGCGATAACGCTTGATATTGTCGAGGACATTCTTATGCTGACGGAGGAACTCTGCAGGGTCTGAGCGGAGCAACTTGATGAGCTGGGCAATCTCTGAGCGTCCGAAGAGTATGGGGTGCTTACAGAGAAACTTGCCAGTATCATTGAACGATTGCAGCTCGGCGAAAGCCTGATTGTTTCTGATCCTTAGCTCTGCCATATCAGCTACGGCTTGGGCTGTGGGATTCTTATCAAGCACTTCGTCGAGCTGCTTCATCTGTCGCCAAGTGTTGATGCGGTCGTTGTAGATAACGGTTGCCATCTGCACGTCGGCATCGAGAAGATTAGTCCAGTCTACTTTTGGGTACTCTTCTTCTTTGGTGAGGTACTTTTTTTTTCAGTTGCCGACTGTTCCACTTCTTCAGCTGCTTCTGTGGTTGCTGCCTCTTTGGGCTGTTCCACCTCTTCAGCTTCTGTTGCTGGAGCTTCTTCAGGAACCGTTACCTGCTCCGCTTCCTCGGTCGTTTCTGTGGGAGTCTCCTCTTTGGGTTGTTCCACTTCCTCGGCTTCAGGTGCAGGAGTTTCATCGGTAGACTTCTCATCAGCAGGATTGCCGTCATCCTTTGGAGTTTCGTCCTCTTGCTTCTCGCCAAGGGCAACTGGAATCTCATTCTTCTCATCTTCAGGATTCTTTTCGCCATCAGGGTTAGGGTTCTCATTGCCATCAGGGATATTGTCTGTTTTTTCCTCGGCTTCCTGTGCTGCAAGGAATTCACGGCGATTGCGAACAATCTCGTCGTGCGTAACAACATCGAGCAAATCGAACAGAATGTCCTCGGCGTTCTTGCTTGGGGCAAGACCGTAGCGAATGAGGTTGCTGTTGCCTGGAGACTTATCCTTCAATAGCGCAAGGTCGGCCTCGGCAACCGAGGGGCTTGACAACTGGCGAAAATGGTTGAGTTTCTCTTTTACACTATACATAATTAAAGGAATTAAAGGAGTTAGAGGAGTTAAAGCAATTAGCCCCCTCTAACTCCTGAAGATTATACTTCGGTACGAGATACTTCGATTAAGGTCGTGGTATCAAGGATGCGCAGGGTAAGGGTTGCACCTTCCTTCGCCGTCCATGTGGCACCGTTCTCCAGCACGAAGGTCGTACCGTCGGTAACAGTGGCTGGCTTATCGGTTCCTGCACCAACGAGGGTGATGTAGCGACCCTTATCGGCGGCAGTAAGACCAGAGACGGTTACGATAACCGCTGCCGAGCCTGTGCCGTTGGCAATCTTATAGGTGTTGGAAGATGCAGTGATGGCAATCTCGGTAGCACCTGCCGACACCTCCGTCGATGCGTTCATAGCAGGGTTGCCTGTGTAAATCAGCGGTAAGTCTACTGAAGAACGCTTGAAGGTAAAGGTGGTGTAACGGCCGTCCTTATCGTCCTTGGTCTCTGTGTTAGAGAGGATGATAGGGCGTTCCAACTCGCCGATGATATACCATTCCTTCGACTTGATGTGTTTGAAGAAGATAATGAACTTGCCACCACCATACTCCTCGATGAAGTTGTAGAGCGGAACTCGTGCGCCACCCATGATGATAACAAACTGGTTTTCGCCCGTGGTGGTGATGTCGCCTTTCTCGGTTGTTCCTGTGAATGTAGGAATGTCGTGTGCCTCGAAGTAGTGCGGTATCTCTCCCTTCTTCAACGGAATGGGTGCCACCTCACGCTGTGCGTTGGGCTGTGGGAACTCCTTGGTGCGGTCGATCTGGTCAATAGCAACGAGATAGACGATGTAGGAGATGTCGCTACCGTGGGTATCACGGTCGGACACATCGTCGATATGCCCGAGCATGGCCATAGACGCAAGAGAGAGTCCAGAACCTGCTGCTGCACCAAATGAATGGTCAATCAATGCACCCAGCAACAAAACCACTCCAAAGACTGCAAACGTAACCATGAACATATTGCGAGCCTGACGGTTGGCGTAATTAAATCCCTTCAGAGGATTGTACGCACGGTGGCGTTTTTGAATTTTATTTCTAATCATTGTTCTTTTTGTTTTGCAGGGAGCAGCCCTAAAGCTGGCTCCCTGCGTTCAACTATCATTTAACTAACAACTAAAAAATGGCCGAGGTTTATCGTCCGCCCGGAACATTAGGCTGCAACTCCTTGTTGATGGTGCGCTTGCCACCTACGCAACGCTCCAGCTCACGGAAGTTGCCATCGTTGCCGATGATAACCATAATGTAGTCGCCTACCTTCGAAGCCGTGAAGGCATCCGAGATATTGGCAAACTTACCAGACTTAGCAATTTTTGGAAGATGCTCCTTCACGCCAGCCTCGATGCAGTAGGCCACACCATTCTTGGCATTGACGATGTCGGTAATGGTGTCGGCGGTGGTGGTTGCACCTGTAACCTGCCAAAAACCATCATTGCCGTCCACCTTATCCTTGATGGTTGCAGCGAAGAGGTTGATGAAAATCTGCTGCCATTCGTAGGCGTTCTTATCCATAGCATCACGGCTATCGAAGCGACGACCTGTGAATGAAGCCGAACAGCCTTCCTTCCAAGTACTCCAAGCGCGCACCTGCTCCATCTGCTCCTGCATCTTCATGGCGAGCATCTCTCCAGGAATGTACTCCAAGAACTGGAGGTTACCGGGCTGATGCAACATCATGAATGGGAGTTGGCCGAGGTAAGGCAACCAAATGATATGCGTGGTGGTGTCAGGCACTACGTTGAGCGCACCCATCGGACCCGTGAAGTCGGTATCCTTACCATAGGTAGTGCGGACATTCTTAATCCACCAGCCCTGATGGTTCTTGTTGAGGTAGATAACGTGCTGGTCGATATCCATATCCTCGGTAACGGTGCTGCGGACATCGGCAAGGAACTCCTGAACGGCAGCCAACATCGTTGCCTGTGTGTAGCTGCGGTAGTCCTCGTCCACGTGTGGCTTGATGTCGTACTGATGCACGTAGCGCAACAAGGTATAGAGGATACCTGTACCAGCGTTGAGATAAGAACCAGCCACACCAGCCTCTGGCTTCACGTAGATACCACGCATACGGCGTTTGTTCTGCTCCACCTGCGCAGTGGTGAGGGTGTTGAGCAACTGATACTCAATCATTGTCCACTTGATAGGGTCGGAGCCTTCCTTATTGAGATAGCCGATGTACTTGCGTTCCAATTCCTTCATTGGTCCCCATTCCATCTTGATCATGGCATCATCAACGTAGCCCATGTGGTTCTCGATCTTCATGCCGCCCTTGAATACTTCACCGGTCTGATAAGCCTGTGAAACCTCGTCAAAGAAGGCGTTGAAGACAAGACCTCTATCCTGATAGCCGTAGGCCACTGGGAAGTACTGGGTCATATCACGGAGCTGGAGCACACGAGCGATGAGTGCGTCCTGACGAAGAACTATGAACTGGTCGCCGACACCAGCCTTGTCCACACCCTCATAGTTGGTGGCATACTTACCAGCAGCCAATGCAGGAGCGTCGAGCAACTTATTCTCCTGAAGATACTGATAACGAGCCTTGAGCGACTTGGCAAAGCCATAGGCAGCTTTGTAGAAGGCAACACCGTCTACCTGTTCGTCTACTTCAGGCAAGGCTGCGGCAGCACGAGGATTGGCGGCAATCTTATTCCAGCGATCCTGCATCGAGAACATTGGGTGTTCCACACCGAAGAGATACTTTGGCGTGTTGCCAAAACCATTGATACTAACAGGAGAAACCGTAATGGTCTGTGCAGGTTTGTCCTCTTCAGGTTTCTTCGCAAGAGCTCTGAAATCGGAACGCATACCATTGAGCGACTCAAGGATACCTTCAAGAGTGGCATTGTTTTGTGGCTGCTCACCTTCAGGAGCCTCGCCTTCATTAGACGCAGGATCCACTCCCTTGATAACAGACTGAATGGTGTTGAGCATCTGCTGGAACTCGGCAGCCTGCTTTGCGGTCTGCTTGGCTGCCTGTTCCGCAGCAAGGTCATCATTCAGAGTGGTCTGATACTTCTTCTGGTATTCAGCCACAATAGAATTGAACTCCTCTTGAGAAAGAGTCTTGTCCTCGAACTTCTTGCCGAGCTGCAAGAGGTCAAGAACGCTTTTCAACTTTTCTTTGAAATTCATAATAAACTAAAAACTAAAGAATTAAATATTGTATATGGCAGTCTTCAATTTGTTGGCGTTGGAATACTCGCTTCCCATTGTCATTGCTTCGGCCACGGCTTCAACCATAGTTTTGCTACCATCGGCAAGCCCTATCTCCACGGCCTGTGGTGTGTAGAAAGTCTCGCCACGAAGCACAGGGGCATCGTCGGGCAGCTCTGCCAGCAACTTACGCTGTCCCCTTACCTCTGCGAGGAACTGGGCATTGAGAGGGTTGAGAATATTCTGAACGAAGGCTTCATCCTTTCCGTGACGGAGGTCATCGAAGGTCTTATTCTTGAGGTCGGAGTTGGTAGCCTTGGCTTCTACTTTCTTGATACCGAGTTTGGCAAAGTACTCCTCGAAGTCATAGAAGCTACACATCGTGCCTATGCAACCTGCGTAATCGTTCTCCGTCAGCGCATAGATACGGTTACCATGACAACCAATGTAGTATCCTGCCGAACAGCACATCTTCTCATAGAAGGTAAGGATTGGCTTTTGACAGTTGCGGAGCGTTTCGCTCAGGCGGTCAAGATACCACGCCTCGCCACCAGGCGAGTTGATGTGGAGGAAGTGACAAGAAATCTGCGGGTTGGCTTCAGCTGCGATGAGGTCGGCTTCGAGTTGCTTGGAAGAAAACCACCAATAACTCTCTGCCATCACTGTGCCGAACACACGGTGGTAGGCAATAGAGTTATCGGGGAGCTGCTCATCGTCGAACTCATCGGTAAGCGTTACAGCAGACCCCTCTTCCTGTGCAAGCACCTTGATGAGTTCCTGAAGGGCAGTATGGGTTTCAAACTGATACCAAGTGTGGTTTTTCAAATAGGTCTCTATCTCGGCTTTAGAAAAGCCAAGTGCAGACTTCGGGTCTGCCTTATCGTCAATTTTCCCATGCAGAGGAAAAACGGAGAGCATGGCTTGACGGAAGCCATCTACCGTTATCCATAGTGGCTTACCTGATACAAGTAGGTTCTGTAATTCGTTCATCAACTTATTTTTGATGCGAATTTACCATATAATAAGGTGTAGGCAAAAGACCTACAAAAGAGGGTCTGTAAGCATTTTGCACTTTATAACGAGGTTGGCAGAGGTGAGATTAGAGGAAATCTGAACTCGTGCAGGAATATCGGAAGTGCCTATAAGATGAGTTTTCCTATCTGATGTCTTGATTGTAACAATGGCACTTCGTTCAACAGAGAATACCCTGCGAACCTCCTCGTCGGGGAGGTCTATCACTAAGGTCTTATCACAGTTCCAATAATTACCGGCATCATTGTCAGTAAGTTGTGGTATATAGGAGAAAGTGTCTGCGACAAAATCATACACATTTTTCTTTCCGTGTTTATCCGGATTAACAAGACGCACTTGAACGGCATTTAAGAACTCTAACATAGTCTGCGATATTTGAATGACAAAAACAATAGTTCGGTCTGTATTAAAAAACTTTAATTGGATGCAACTTTTTGGTACTTGCGCACCTTCTTAGGTCTGAGGCGGTTTCGGAAACGATAATAATTCTTCAAGAGCGCATCTGAGGAGATAGACTTCAGCTGATAGGTGTGAATGAAATCGTAGATGACATCAAGGTTCCTACGCTGCCTACCGAACTCCTCGTTCTCCAACAGAACACGGTGCAGTTCAAAATTGAACATTCGTCGTATCTGCGTCTCTATCTCCTTAGCTGCGGCCACGGAGAGGTAGTTGTAATAAGCAGGGTCTTTCCAAGGGCTGCCAGCTGTGCCGGATCTGCGAACAGGCAGGAGGATACGAAGGTTTCCAGCAACAACTTCAGGCTGATTGGAATGCCGGCGTGACATATTCTCCCATATGCAGTGATACAGGTCTGTCGTATGTGGAATTTTTACTGTGCCGTGTTTATGCTCAGTACCGTATTTTCCAATGACATACTCTGCAAGGTATGGTTCGATTTTGATGGTCGCAATTTTTTTTGAAGCCCATTTTTCTTTTTCCATGTGCGTTTTTAGTTTTTTATGTTCCTACTGTCCTACATTCCTACAAAATAAGATTCAATAATACAAAGGTACTGATAATCAGTGTGATAACCAAGAATTATCACTCAAATATTTTATTATACCACTCAAATGTATATTCCTACAAACCTACAAAAGGATATATTTTGTAGGATGTGGAAATTGAAATGGAGAAAAACAGCAGAAAACCTATTTCCTACATCGTCCTACAAACCTACAAACAGAATCAATCTAACCTACATACTAATAATAACACATAACTATTTGATTTATAAAGATATATATAAGATTATAGGTTTGAAAATAATTTGATTTGTAGGATTGTAGGATTGTAGGACGGTGTTTTTCTGAAAATTATTTTTCAAAACTCGTGTTTTCCTTGTTTTCTTGAAATTTTAGGGGGTACGGGGGAATTTGCGCCGATTTCGTGAGGTGTAGAAATGAAATAAGCCGTACCTATTCATCCGAACTGGCACGGCTCAATTGAGGAAAATTATAGCCTATTTTGGGCTGGAAATAATATGGTTTTTCTTTGGTAATATCGGCTTTTTTTAGTACCTTTACATAGTTAAATTGGGGGATTACATACTTGTTTTAGTATATTTTATCAACCTCGTTTTAATATGTTAGAATGGTCTATTATCACCGTCTGAAGGAGGGAAAGGGAGGTCTTGTGTGGTTGTTGTATGTGTATTTGTCCGCACATTCTCTTCTTTCTTTACTTCGGGTTCAGGTTCGGGCGCAAATGTACGCCTGAAATCAATATTATATAATTCTCTGAACTTGTCATAGTCAATGATGATGGCACTTGTAGATGTACTCTTCGGCTTCATCACCTTAACCATTGTCTCCTGATCATCAGCCCTTGCTATCTCAATGCTCTCCTCCCATGTGAATCTACGTGAGGGGACAGTGCCGATGTATGAGGGGTGGCTGCGTAGGTTCTGCTCGATGGTAGACAGCGTGCTGCCCTCACTATTATATCCGCTGCGGTCGAAGATGCTGAATACCGAACTGAGACGGATGAACATGATGTTCGTGTCAGGCTCGAACGTGAATGTATGCTGGTCGCCTCGGGAATCCTTGCCAGTAACCTTCTTTGGCTGCTCGATGAGGAACTCACGACCCTCGATGACCTGCTTCGTGTCAATCATATTGTTGACAGCCGTGAAGAACATTGCCAATTTATCTGTGCTACGGATGAGAGAGAGCTGGAATCTGATTTTTTCTTGCGCAATCTTGAAGAACTCTGCGTATGTAAACGGAAGCTGAAGGCTGGAATATTGCTCTATCAACTTTACCGTGCCGAGAAATAGCGAAGCAGTCTTCATCAATCGGTCCATTTCTCCAGAGTTGATAATATCTTGCTTCAACTCATTGTATGCCTCCTGTTTGAGGTGGCGAAAGTGGTCCATAAACATTGGGCGAAGCTCCAATATCTGAAGCAGCACGTTTGAAAGTCCCACCTTGTTTGGGTCTTCTATCGTTTTCAATTCCTCAAAGATACGAACCTCCTCCGGTGTTCTGTTGCGAGGCTTGGGTACTTCGCATACGATAACACGGCTCATTAAGGCATTGTCATCACGCTGTGGGGTCTCCTGTCCGCAGATAACAACGGGAGCAAAGACTTTGTCGTTTTCTATTTCCCTTCCTGATGTACCCTTACGCTTCTGCTTTCCATCACCGTCATATACGATACCTTTCAATGCCTGGAACTTATTATCGCTGATGTCCTTGTTATTGTATTCGTCAAGCACTACCGGGACATCCTTGAACATACCCATAATGGTGGCCATGGCAGCGTCGGTACCTGTATTCAGGTTGAAGATGGGAATATTGGGGGAAATGAAGAGAGACCGAATGGATATGGCAATCTGTGTCTTACCTGAAGACATCGGACCCATAAAGAACGGGGCTGTGAACAATCGGTCGATGCAGTGGATGTTGCTTCGAAAGGCGCACATGATGGCGAAGATAAGTGCCCACTTTCCATTATCGTTGATTTTATAGACATGGTCCATCAACGATGCCCACTTCTCGAAGGTTACCCTTTTCTCCGCAGGAACTTCCTTATATACCAGTTGGCTGATAAGCTCGTACTTATCCGATTGCTTTCCACTGCCGGCATATATCGTTGAGAATGCCGGCAGATAGTAGTTGTTCTTGTTGTGTGTGACAACTCCCAGTTCATTGACTGGCTCAAACTGCCATTTCCCCTCTACGTTGTGGAATATACCGTTGGCGAATGCGAAGAATTGTTCGTCTGCCTTACGGCTCATACCCTCGCTCTGCTGATTGCCGTATGTCTTGACCTCTGAACACATCACGAAATGTCGGCTCATATAGGTCTTGATGGCTTTCCATTGCCATTCCTCGCCATTGAAGTTCACGGCTTCGTAATTGATAAGCACTTCCTCTATCGATGACATCTTCAGCATTGCCTTGGAAGGTATTTCTATGTAAATGGAGGTGTCATAAAAGCGGCGGTTGATGCGAAGCACGCGCTTGTTCTGTTCGAAGTCATCAGAGAAGATGTGAAGCAGCGGAGTCATAAAGAAGTCGGCTACCTGCGTCATGCCGTTGCCGTTCTTGTTCCGAAACATATAGCAAACAGGCTCGCTCTTCTTGTTCAGACGAGGATAATAGCCACACTCCTTCCACATCTTTCGGTAATCCTCATTCTCCATCACATAGTCAGGAGGCTCGTTTACATCGAACTCCTCATCGTCAAGGTTATCCGCTTGCATACTCACCTTCATCGCAGCCTTACGCTTGGAAACGAAAGGTTTTCTCAGTTCATCAAACTGTCCCTTGGTGAGTTTAAGGCTTGAACAGTAGTGATTGCGGTTTACCGTGATTACCGTATCCTCGGCATAAGATGTGAGTTCAATACACCGAGAGACGAGGGGGACTTTATCTCCTTGGAAAGTTTCTAAGAACCTGCCATGCAGCCCGATGTAATAATCAACGAACGCCCCCGTGGAGTCGTTGTAGGTCATCTGAATGTTGATGCCTGAACGAAACATCTCGGCAAGCGTGCTTAAATAGTCGCTCTCCTCGCCGTCTGCGTTAATGCTACAGCCAGTCTCTGACGATGCGAAATAGCAATAGACACGGCGTAGCTCCTGAATATCGTTGCTGGATGGGCGACCAGCTACATAGACGATAGGTTCTTCACCATAACCGTCAAGAAATTCCTGCATAACCGAGGTAAGAATACCAGGGCGGTCGCTTTCAATGTTCTCCTTGAGCGCATCAATACCGAAGATACCCGACTGTGTCTTTGTTTGGGGCAATGCTTCCTTTACCTTGGCACGTAATCCTCTGACCTTATCATCGATGATGCCGATCTTGCTCTTGAAATCTACCGCTATGGACTTGATATACTCCAATCTCAGAGCTGCGTCCTGAACGCAAGCTACAAGCGAACATATCGTATTGAGGCAGTCGGCAATAACAGTCTCGTCCTTGCAGCCGTGAGGTATCATCATTCTTTTGAGAGCCTTTGGGAAAGGTTCTGTCAGTTCCTTGAACTTTTCTTGCGTCGCTTCTCCATTAGCTTTGGCAAATTCGTCGGGGTCTGTTCCTTTCGGGAGACGAATACATTTGACCTTTGCCCCGGCTTTCAATAGCAGCTCACAATTCTTCAGCGAAGCCTTGACACCTGCTGCGTCTGCGTCATAGACCATGACGATAGAGTCCGTGAAGCGAAGAAGTAGCTTTATCTGGTCATCTGTAAATGCAGTTCCACTTCCACCGATTACGTGCTCCACACCAACCTTATGAAGGGACATAACATCGAACTGCCCTTCTACAAGATAAGCGTAGCCTTTTTTGCCGATGGCCTTTCTTGCCTGGTAAAGACCAAAAATGTGCTTACCTTTTGTAAAGAGGGGTGTTTCCCCTGTGTTCACGTACTTACCAACACCCTCCCTTGGTGTAATGATACGTCCTGAAAAACCGATAATATGTCCCTGCATATCATAGAAAGGGAACATTACACGGTCTCTGAATCGGTCGTAGAACCTACCTTCAGTAGAACCGACAACATCGACTTCCTTTAATCGGTCGAGTGAATACCCAGCTGTGGTAAGCGTGTTCATTGCGACATTGCCTACAGGGGCATATCCTACACCGAAGTCGGACAATGCTTTGTCATCTAATTTGTACCCACGGTTATTCAAAAAACTCTCGGCTTGAGATAGATTCTTTTGGAAGAACTTGGCTGCTGCCTCGATAGCAATCCGCTGTGCTTCCTTTTGCTTGTACTTGGCTTCTTCTTCAGGACTCATTTCCTTCTGTGGGAACTCCAATCCAGCTAAGGTTGCGCACCATCGCAGAGCTTCGATGAAACTTAAATTAAGATGGTGTTGGACGAATGCGATAACATCACCGCTCGCTCCGCACACAAAGCAATGGTAAGTTTGCCTTGAAGGGCTTACCACCATAGACGGTGTATGATCATCATGGAACGGACAGACTCCTTTATAGTTCACACCAGCTTTATGCAAGTGTGTAAAGGACTCGACCACATTCACGATGTTCAAAGCCGATTTTACCTTTTCAATAAATAACTTATCTACCATATTATTTTTCCTCAAATAATTCTAACTGGCGTGATTCCAACGCTTCTTGAATGGTTATACCCAAATATTCCGCCACTGCGGTGTATTCCTTTCCCGTGATGGACTTCCTTCCATAGTACAAGTCCCACCAACGGCGTTGCCCTATGCCAGTTTCTTTATAAAAAGCCCTTGTAGGGGTAAATTCTTCGGGATGCCTGAACTTCAATTTCAGCATCTCCATCAATAAATTGCGTTTAACCAATGGGCCAGGAGTCATTCTCCTGCGCAGAACAAAAAGTCTGACGGACATCGGGCTGCGACCAAGGTAGGCAGCCATATCCTCAAACGAGACCTTGCCAAGGCTTTGTTGGATATACTCAGCCTCTTGTGCGGTCCACCGCTTATTTTTGCCATTACTTTTCATGCTTCATTATACTATTGAATTCCCTGTCAAATTTCCAAATTCGCAGACGGTCAGCTTTGTCTACATGACCAAAATTGCACTGGACATAGGTTTGTAATGCAGTGCGGAGCAGTTTAAGCTCTTTATCCGTGAGTTCTTGTATGGAGTAATTTCCCCAGCCATCTTTGTCAATGAACATTTTTTAGAAAATTTCTTAATGTTTTCGCGACTCCCTCTCGCCAACGTTTTCGCCAAGTAGGGGTGAATACTGGTTTTACTTTGAAATTACCACGTATACGGATTTCTTTTGCGCCAGCCTTTCTTTTGGACAGCTTCATAGTCTTTCGTATACTGATCATTGTTAATCGAATTTAAGGTCATACAATTTATTTCGATTAAGAGGATACCCTTTTACGCTTTCCCATACACCATCCTCGTTGGGTGCGATATACGCTTCTTTTTCTATACTGGTAGTGAAAGCGCGACCGTGTTCATCCCATACGATTCCTTTGCTGCCTTGGTGTGCAATGACTTGCCGGACATCTGAATGTCTCAATTTCATCTCATCGATAACGATACCTACATTTAATGCAGCAATAGCTGTTTCAAAGTCTTTTGTCTTCATAAGTTTGTTGTTTTAGTTTCACATTCTTTTTTAAGGGAGTATTGAACATACTTTTTCAGTTTAAGGCAATACAACCCATTGATGCAGTTGCGATGGAACTCGCAGCTTTGACACTCACTATGCATTGGGCCACAGCTCCTTTTCTGGAATATTCAGATACTCTGAGATAACCTTTCTTTTCAAAGCATCAGGAACAAAGTCTCCTCGAAGCCATCTGTAGACCGTACTCTCGTTCACACGACACAGTTTTGTCAAATCCATAATCACCTCGTTCCTCTGATTTGGAAGCGATTTAATGTACTCTGTAAATTTCATTTCTAATCTTTTTTAATGTTTTCATTGCCACATCAATAATTTTAGTTATTTTCGTAGCGCAAAAATTCTTTCGTAGCGCAAAGTTGCAACTTTTATTTGATATAAACAAATAAATGGGTGATTATTTCTCCCATTTTTAATAATTGACCAAAAATGGCAGAAGGAACTATTACAGACAGAATCGTACAGATTATGGAGAAAGAGGGGCATACGGTTAGTACGTTTGCCCGAAAGTTGGGAATATCCTGGACTTCCGCAAACAATATCGTATCAGGGCGAAATGCACCAAATTATGAGACGATAGTAAAGATAATTGAGAGTTTCGACAATATAGATGCTAACTGGCTGGTTATGGGGCAGAAAGGCGCAAAAGGAACTGATGCTGAAAAGCTGTATTCTATCATATCCACCCAACAAAAAACTATTGAAAACCAGCAAAAAACGATTGACCGGCTTACGGCAAAACTTGTCGAAAACATACCTGAAGAGTCTGGTAAAAAAGTGGCAGATGCCGTATAA